TATGACGGTGCAGTCGCAAATTGTGTACGTGACCGCAACCGTATCATTGCAGGTACCAAGTCTGCTTTGGTATATTACAATGACAGTCAGATTAACGAATACTTGCAGTTTGCTGATACTATGAAGATGGACTTCGCTGTTACATCTCCAAGCAAGCGCTTTGCAATTCTGAACTACGGTACCCCGGTACTGTATCAGCCTGCAAAGATTGTACGTATCGTTAACATTGGTGAAGAAGGCTTGTAATTAGCTTGATATAAATTTATAGGTTTAAGAAGTGAAAAGTGAAAGGGAGGGAGTAATTGAACTCCTTCCCTTTTTGTTTAAAAAATTTTGTATTATGGAAAAAGTGATTTTAAAAAGTCGGGTGTATAACAACCATAGAATTGTACTTAATGGTGGCCTGGTACAGTTTGTTAACGGTAGAGCGGAAGTATCGGAAGAACTCTATCAAGAAATAGTAAGCCGTAAACTTCCCGATATTTACAAGGAAGGTGAGGAACCGGAATTCAAAACACGCCTTGAAGAAAAACTTCGTTCGGAAGTGAAAGAAGGGAACAAGGAATATGAAGAGGAAATAAAACGTCTTAAGAATATCGTCGAGGCGCAGAAGGTTGAAATTTCCAAGAAAGAAAAGGAAATTGAAGTATGGAAGAAATGCGTCGAGGACTTGAAAGCAGGAAACAAGGAGACGCAGGCAGTAGTCCCCGAACCGGAAGCAAAGCAGGAAGCCTCTATTAAGGAAGAAGAGGACGACGAGGTAAAGACGGCTCTTAAGAAAATGAAGGTTGACGAACTGAAAGAACTTGCAATGACAGAAGACGGAGGTTCTTTCAAGGAAGAAGACCTTAAAGGCAAAAAGAAAGAGGAAATTATAGATATGATTTTGTCTAAATAAAAATATTTTACAAAGATGGGTGGTCGATTGACGTTTACGATAAAATACAAGAAAAATTCCGGACTTGTGCTGTCTGTAGCCGAGATATGGCAGACATACTTATACGGAATAACCATTGACGGAGGGCAGGGAGCATCATTTACGGACGAATCCATGCGCTCCTATATAGAATCAGCACAAAGAGAGGTTGAGAATTGGTTCAATTTGAAATTTGTAAAGCAGTTAATCGACCAGTCTTTGACTTATTACCAAAAGGACTATTGGCAGCAATTCCCTATATTGTTCCCGTCATATCCGGTAAGGGAGCCGTTAAGCATGATTGGGATGCTCAATAAGATAGAGCAGATTATATACCCCCAAGGATGGCTGTCATGCGAGTATGACAGTGGTATGGGACAAGGGAAAAGAAGGCTGAGTGTTGTTCCTACAGGGTCTTCCACGACACAGGGAAATGCGGAAATAATATTGACAGGCATAACGTCTCAGATTGGTATGCAGCGTTTCCAGTATATACCGGATTATTGGAGGGTACAGTATATAACCGGGTGGGATGTAGACCAAATGCCTATGGACTTGATTAATCTGTTAGGAAAACTTGCATCATTCGGGCCGCTTAACATAGCTGGAGATTTGGTTCTGGGTATTGCAGGCGTTTCTGGACAGTCTTTAAGTATAGACGGATTAAGTCAAAGCATAAGCACAACGGCTTCTGCGACATCTGCCGGGTATTCTGCACGATTGATTCAATATCAAAAAGAGATAAAGGAAACGGTAGGAAGGTTGAAGTTGGTGTATGACGAGGTTAAATTTGCAGTATTTTAAGTTATGGGAGAAACAAGAAATATATTACAGTCTCCATCTTCTGGATTGAGTAATTTCCGACCGGAATTTTTCAAATCGGAGTTCGACCAGGCGATACAAGCCAAAGGTTACGATGTGGAGATAATGCGCGCTTTACGTTGCCCGTGTCATGGAAAAGAATCTGCACTGCCAGACTGTCAGAATTGTTTCGGTACCGGATATTTCTATGTGAATGCGATACATACGAAAGCACTGATAACAGGGATTAATTTTACCGACAAATACAAATCATGGAGCCAGGAGCTTTTAGGTACAATGGCGGTAACAGTGAGGGATATAGACAAGGCGAATTTATCCTATTATGACAGGATTTCTTTCAGAAATGAAATATCGTATTTTTCTGAAAATCTCCCTATAAGATACGATGATATGGGACAGCCGTTTGTGTTTACCACATACAAACCAGTACAGGTATTGGCTATGTATCTGTTTGAGGCTTCAAACAAACCTCTTATAAAGACGGACAAGGGACATGTAAGCGACGTCAACCCCTATTGTATCATATTGGACATGGAGATAGACGCTTTGCCCGAAAACGGTTTTGTGTCGGTATATTACAAGCATAACCCGGAATACCATGTTATAGACTTGCCGCATGAGATACGCGCTTCATGGGTTACCGACAAGAAAAGCGGACAACTTAATAAGATAGAGCTTCCGGTTCAAGCTATTGTAAGAAGAAGTCATCTTATAGCGATGGAGAAACCTAATTTTGATGGTAGCGGTGTGATATATAATGAAGATGTGTAAAAATTTGCTTTTTTGATGAAAAGTGTTTAGATTTGTACAAATTTAAATATTTTGTATTGTGAGAGCAAAGAAAGTTTTGGAAGTCCTGGGTATAAGCCGGGCAACATTATCCAATTATGTAAAGGAAGGAAGGATAAAGACCCATAATTCCGCTACACAATGGATAGATTATGACGATGAATCGGTATATGCGATTGCATCTAAAGGACAAAGAAAGAATGTAATATATGCAAGGGTTATGAATAAACATAACCTTAACAAGCATATAGAAGCATTGGAAAGGTATTGCAGGGAAAACGGACTGCACGCCAAAGATGTATATAAGGACGTGACGTTTAACGTTACATTGGCGCAAAGAAAAGGGTTCAACAAGTTGTTGGACGATGTGATATCCTATAAGATAGGAACGGTAGTAACACTGAGCCGGAAAAGTCTGTCGGGAACGGACAGTGATTTTATAGAGATGTTGTTTGCAAAATTCGGGTGTGATGTAAGGTATATAACGGAAGAGTAGGATGTTACCTCTATATGTTGACATATCGGAAACAGTTGCGGAATTCGCATTGACACCACAAGAAGCGGAATTCCTTGGAACACGTCTTGTTGATGATGTGGTAAAGGAATATATGCGAAGATGGAATGCGCTTGTGGATTCTGAACTGCATCAGACACGGGGAATATATCGGTCTGCCATGCAGGTAGACCGGACTTCTGCCACCTCTGTAGAATTCGTGCTGTCTGCAAGGGCAGCAGGGCCGCTTCCTATGATGCTGGAAGAAGGAGCAACACCCTTTGATGAAAAGATAGGGTTCCAGCGTTCGGACAAGGCAAAGATAAAGAAGGACGGTTTAGGATGGTATCTGACAATACCGTTCAGACACGCCACACCCGGAGCAATAGCGGAATCCGGAATATTTAGCTCTGTTATGCCTAAAGATGTGTACGATATGGCACGTAATGCAGGAGGACAGCCGTTGAAGCTTGCAGACTTGCCGATAAGCCAGCAAGTAAAGGGAAGCCGGAAGGAAATAAATATACCCGGACTGAACGTACCGGAATACATGCACAAGTCGGCAAAATATGAAGGTCTTGTAAGGGTTGAGGCTCGAAGTTCGGACCAGGAAAAGAGAGGTCAGTATATGACATTCAGAAGAGTTAGCGACAAGTCAGACCCTACAAGTTGGTTCAATGGCGGTATAACGGCCAAAAAACTTATGGACAGGGCTTTGGAAGAGGCTCAGATAGAATATGTTGCTGAAATGGCGATAGACGAGGCATTAAAACGAATTAAAGGACTATGATTGAAATTGTGAAAGTAAAGCAGTTTATAGTATCAATATTGAACTATATACCGGAAGATTACAGACTGCACCAGGGAGACGAACAGAATACCTTCCTATACAGACTTCTTAACGGAATGAAGGAAGGGAATTTTGATTTTTACGACCAGGCGAAGAAATTGTTTTTAAGGGGAATGACAAACCCCCGTAATTTAAGGGTGTTGTTTGAGTTTCCGAAAGACAATACCGGATTGCCAGCCTATGTAATAAGGGAACCGGGTGCAGACCCAGGAGCAACCAATTCCATAGGAAAAATGAATGGACAGATATACGATGGCGGTGCATGGCAGATAAGAGACAGCCGTTTCCATAACTTTGAGATAATGTGTCTGTCGGACAACATGCTGGAAAGTATAATTATGTCGGAAGTTTTGTATGCGTTGATAATGGGTTCCTACAACTGGCTTTCTACCCAATATGATTTGGTAGAGGTGAGGATAACGGAATTAATGACAAATCAGAACGTACTGCCTATTCCTATATTCATAAAGTCAGTAAGGCTTGACTTGACTTTAGACCAGATTGTAGGTACATTGGTAAATGAAGAGTTGCTGAATAAGATTGCATTTGAGGATGGAGGGATAGCAGCCGACAAATGGGGTGCGAACAATTACGGACGTGATTATGAGTTACCCGGTGTGGAAGCAGATATAAATAAAGGGTTGTAACCCTTTGCATTATAGAAAGAAAAACGCTATCTTTATAGCGGCTTATATGAATGTGTGATTTGATAGGGAAATTGCGCAGAATTCCGTAGACAAATAAAAAAGAAAAATAATATGGCATCAACGTTTATTTTCAATGGTCGCCAGATTTCCTTACCAGGTGTTTACTCCACTATTGTAAGTGGGGAAATGAATCCGGCAAGAAATCTCGACTACGGAAAAGTCCTTATTATTGATACCGGAACGTACTCAGCCGGATTTGGCGGCGGTGCAGGTATTAATGGCGAAAATGCGCAGGGACAAAACGCTATCTATACTTTCGACAATATCGCGGATTTTCGTGCTTTCATGAAGGGAGGTCTTTGGTGGAGGGTTGCCGAAGCTCTGTTTGCACCAGACCCCTCAAACCCCGACGCAGTAGGAATTTCCGAGCTTGAATTTGTTCGTGCAGCGACAACTACAGGCGCAACAATGACGTTTGCGACGGCAGCAGGAGGCACGTTTGCGGTAAAAACATTGGACGAAGGTTTGGTAGCCAACGGTTCGTTATTGAACGACGAGTTATTGACAAAAGGTTACGGTATGAACTTTATCGCAGGACGCGAAGACGCTACCAAGTGGATTTTGCAGTTCTGGAGAGGTACATATACTGGAACATACAGCGACGGTTTACCCTACGGAGACATCACGCAGGAAAACAGCGACCCCGAACTTGTTCTTGAATCACCGGAATTCAGTACCATGCAAGAGCTTGTGGATTGGGCACAGAATGATTCTAATTTTGCTTTGGCATTTGTGCTTGATTCAACTACCAATGTAAAAGGAAATGGTGAGATTACCGAAGGGGACATTACAACGGCACTGGGCGGTAAGCCTTATATTTTGGCAGCAGGCGGTACGGAAAGTTTCGACATGGACGACTTCAACGCTGTACTTGACCAGATTGTAGGTTTGGACTACAGTAACGTTATTTTAGACCAGGTAGGAGGCAACGCCTATTCAGCTACGACAAAAGCATACATTACACACATGAACGGTGCAGCCAAATTCCAGCATTTCCTCTATGTGGCAGGATATGACAAGGGAGCGGATTTCTCAAAGGAAATCGATTTGGCGAAAAAGTTTGACAGTTCGTTCGTGCAGCTTGTACACGGTGGAGCTGGCGTAGTGTCCGCATTTGACGCTCAGAAGATACGGTGGTGGGGAGTTATGTATAACTTGTGCGCCATTGTAGGACGTATTAGCGGCAAGCCGCCTTATGTACCGCCTACATTCAAGTCTATAGGTGTTGACAGATTGCAACACTCGTTGACTGAATCGGAGCAGAAGAAGGCGTTGAAATATGGTATTCTGACAACTGTATTGAACGATTACACAGGAAAGTTCAATATCTTGCAGGGTGTGAATACATTGCAGGACAACGCTAACTTGTTCAATGCAAAAGGGCAGTCCTATTCCATTCAGTTTATGCGTATTGTCGCACAAATCAATAAGGAATTGATTGTAAATGCAACGCTTGACTTGCTGGGACAGGAAAACGGTGTTAACGCCAATACATTGACAGCAGGAGCGGTTAAGGACTGGACTGTGGCATACTTGCAGTCAAGAACCGCAACGGACGCACAGGATAATCTGATTTTGTCGTTCAAAGATGTGGCGACAACAAGAAAGGAAGACGCTTATTTTACCACCTACAAAATTGTGGTAAATAACGAAATCACTAAGTTGTTCTTTACTGGATATTTAATTCGTGGATAAAACAAACCCTAAAAGATAAAAGATTATGGCAGTTTTTACAGCGCCTAAAGCGTATATTAAAATAGATAATCAAGTAGCCGGGTTTGTTCGTAATCTGCAATTTGCAGAAAACATCACCCGTGCGAATGTACAAGGGCTTGGCTCACTCCTTAACCAGGAGGTTCCGGCCGTACAGTATCAATGCACATGGACGGTAGACCAATTCTTTATTGACTTCAAACAGCCAGTAATGGAAGGCATGATGCACCGTCTTGGTTCCGTCAAGTCTATTGTAGACACCTTGATTTTGGGCGAGCTTGGTTTTGCCATTGCTATTTATAGCAAGACAATTCAGAGCCAGGATTCGACTACAAAGATGGTGACAGCAGTAGACCCTACCGGACAGACTATGTGTATGTTGAATCCGTGTTTTGTAAATAATCAAAATTTTTCATTACAGGAATCCGGGGTTGCTGGTTACAATATCAGCGGGATTTATCTTTACCCTATATCAACTTTGGAACTTTAATTTTGATTATAAACAATTGATAATTAGGGAGTTACAATTTAGTAACTCCCTTTTATTTTGGTTATAAATAATTACAAAAGGATTAATTTCAGAATAATAAAATGTTATGTAATTTGTAAATTATTTTTATTATAATGAATTATTGGTATTGTGAAATAATGTTAATAAACTAACATTTTATACATAAGCACTTGCGTATCTCATAACATAATATTATCTTTGCAATGTGGTTCTGATGAGGGAACCAAAAAATGAAAAGTCAAACAAATAAAAAAGATAAGGTTATGAAATCAAATGTAGAAAGAATGACGGAAGATTTGAAAAAGGTGTTGTTTTCAAATGTATATAGCTTTGAGATTGAAACGAAAGATATAGTTTTCGGATTTAATAAGGTATTGAAGAAAAGAACTAAATCAATGGCAAAGGCTATAGCTTTGGAACAAAAACTGAGAAATGATGTCGGACGTTATTTGTCCAGTACAGTAGTTGTTGCTTCTGTAAGAATGTACAGAAACGGAGAGTTAAGAGGTGAATTTAAGGCTAATAATTTTTGATTGTCAAACAAATAAAATTTTGAAGTTATGAACGTTTACAGCAAGTTTTGTCCGAATGTATTTTTAGCAAAGTGCGAAGAAAAGTATGAAAAGGGAGAAGTTATCGAAGTAACGACCAAGTATGGAAAGGAAAACGAATGTATTGTTTTCAATCTGATATACGAAAAGGACGGATTCTATTACTATTCGATAGTACGTGCAGACGGGTTCAATGTCCAGGAATGGGCGAAGCAAAGAGCAGAAAGACGCAGAATGTGGGCGGCTTCGGCAGAGCAAAAGAGTAATGAGTATTACGAGAAATCCAATAAAGATAGTGATTTCCTCTCATTAGGAGAACCTATCAAGGTCGGGCATCACAGCGAAAGAAGACATAGAAAAATGATTGACGATGCTTGGAAAAACACTGGGAAAATGGTTGAGTGTATGGATAAGGTAAAGGAACATGAAAGGGTTGCCGAGTATTGGGAAAAGAAAGCGGAGGTAATCAATCTGTCCATGCCGGAAAGTATAGACTATTACGAGCACAAGTTAGAGAAAGCCAAAGAATACCACGAGGGTTTGAAGTCCGGAAAATATCCACGGGAACACTCCTATTCTTTGACTTATGCGAAGAAGGCGGTTAATGAAATGCAAAAGAATTATGATACAGCAAAAAGATTGTGGGGAGAACAAGAGAATTGAAACAGCCATTGAAAGGATAATAGAATATCTTTTCAACTATACCCCTAATTTTAAGAGAACCCGGTCAAAAATAGAACTCATGGAAAAGTTCTGGGAAAAGACCGGGATTTCCTCTAATAGGGCGTTATGGGAATATATGGTGTTTCAAGGGTCTATGATAGAGAGCAGCCGATACAAGGAAATAATATTCGACCCCTATAATTTGATAGGCCCGAAGGCAATAGAGAAGTGGAACAAGAGAGGAAGATACCAAGTATTCAGAGCTAACAAGTATCAGCGAGAAAGAGGATGGATAAGTCCTTTTAAGGAGGAGGAAGAGGATTTGTCCGAAAGATACAGGGAGATGTTAAGGAAAAAGTATTGGAACAAGGAGAAGGGGTTTATACTTTGCAGCCAGTACAGAGGATGGCTATTCGACAAAGACAGATGTAAGGATTGTATATTTTATAAGATTTGTGAAAATTGACATACTAAAAGTTTATGTTGTGAGATAATATTATTATATTTGCACCCATGAAAAAGACAGTGAAGGAAGAAGTAAGACCGTGTGTTTCTTGTAAGGAGAACCATTTTATATACGACCGTAACCGATGGCTATGCAAGGAATGTTACGACAATAGAAAGAAATTGAAGCTGAACCGTGCTTCATTGAAGGAGGAAGAAAACAGGCTTAATGAAGTGTTCGCTAAGATATGGGAAGAAAATCCGCATTATTGTTTCCATTGCGGAAAATGGCTGGGTCTTGAAATGAAACCTATTTTCTTTTCCCATATATTGAGCCGGGGAGCACATCCAGGTTTGCGCTGTGACCCGGAAAACATAGTTCTGGCATGTATGGAATGCCATCAGATATACGATTTCGGAGACAGAAAAAGTCTTAAAAATCAGATACCGGAAGAAAGGATAGAAAAACTTTTGGAGAAAGAGCATGGAAAAAGATGTTGATATATTGATAGGATGTGCGGAAGTGTTTAACGCTATAGGACTAAAAAGGGTATCCAGAATGATAGTGGATTATCTGGAGAACCCCAATAGTGATAAAGCGGAAATATTTCAGAAAGAGGTTGAGGTATGGAAAGAATACGAGGAACGTTCAAAAGGCAGGATGTTTGTATTCAGTGACGGGGAACACGCCCTTATGAAGTATTTCATTATATCATATGAAAAAGATTGGTATTCGGATGGGAACCCAGCTATAGTGATAAACAAATTGGAAGATGAAAGCGCGTCATTCAAGGACAACCCTATAAAGAATCTATGGGTTGTGTACAAGAATGAGGAAGACCGGGACAAGGATTTTGAGAGATTGTTAACAATAAAATAAAAGTATGGGAAAATTTTTAATAGAAGATGTAAATGCGAAAGGATTGCTTATCTGGATGAATGATAATTTCCGGAAGCAGAACGGGAAACGGTTTACCCGTAATGATGTGCAGGCATATATAATGAGAGGACATCTACCCGAATATCTGGGAGGAAACGAGATTGTAGTAACCCCTAAAAAGCATTGTACAATTAAGATGTATAACGTGTTGGAAAACGATAACAATCCGGTAGTGGAAGAGTAAAATTTATTTACATGAAAACAAGTAGTAATTTCGTGATTGTCTATGACTTTGAAACCGGGGGATTGCCAAGCAAGGAGAAGCAGGCTTTTTTGGATATCCCTTTGGTAGAAATGGCTATGTCGTGCATAGACATGAAAAAGTTGGAAATAATAGACCGTGCAGAAATGATATTCCCGTATAACTACAAGGAAGGACTTGCAGGATATTCGGAGGAAGCAACGGCAGTACACGGCATAACAAAAGAAGTCCAAGAAGAGAATGCGGTGCCATTGAAAGAGATATACAGCACTTGCAAGAAATGGTTCGCCAAATACAAGAACCCGCGTCAGATGTGTACGCTTGTAGGGCACAATATCGTAGGATTCGATAACCCGTTTCTGAAAAACTTCTTCGCCTACATGAACGATAATATAGACAATTACGTAAAATACTACATAGACACGATGCAGTTTGCACACATGGCAGCTTTAGAACAGATGGACTACAAGCTGGGTACATGCTGCCAGAATGCAGGCATAGACCTTGTGGAGGCTCACAGGGCACAACATGATGTGGACGCGAATGCAATGCTGTTTATCTCCTATGTGAAGAAGTTAAGAGGTGAAGGTATGGAAATGGTGCAGAAGAAAGAGAGGAGATATAGAGAGGACTTTCAGCTATGTTGACAGGTGACGGAAAAGGAATACTTACAAATAACCAGCTTACATATCTATACAATGCAGTAGACAATATCATAGAGAGACTGCCGGAAAAGGCGCTTAACCAGTTGCTTGAAGGATATGGAAACGACGTTGATACCATGCTAAGGGAAATGGTTTATCAGTCGGAAAAGGCGCTGTATCTGGGACGTACTATGGATTCGGAAAGTTTATCCTATGTGGACAACGTGAAAGCCTCTATGGACAATACGCTTAAAATATTGTCCCTCAATTATTTTATAGCAACCATGCTGCCTAAATTCCGGTTAGGGTGGCGTAATATAGAGTGGGGCAATCTCACGCAATTATACCCGTGGAGCTGTTATCTATGCGCGCGCGCGAGTGGCAAGTGCATGAGTGCTGATACATTGGTTGTAATGCATGATGGGTCTTTGAAGAAGATTCAAGATATAGAAGTTGGTGATAAAGTGATGGGTGTCGATTCGACACCGCGCACAGTGTTGCAATTACATAAAGGTGTTGCACCTATGTATAGAGTGCAGCAGTCCAAAGGAATGACTTATGAAGTGAATGAAGGACATTTGCTTTGTTGCTATTACAACGGTTACTTTATCGACGTAGAGGTAGATGCTGTATATAGACAACAAAAAGACATAAGAAAGTTGTTTCTTGGATATAAAGTCAAGGACATAGGAGGAAAAGAGCCAGAATTTGATTATTCTTCATTGAAAATTGAACTTATTGGAGAAGGTGAATATTACGGTTTTGCATGTGATGGAGACCATAAGTTTTTATTGGAGGACGGAACGGTTGTGCATAACAGTTTTCAATGGTCTTATGCCTTCATTCTGTGGCGTTTATGGTCGTACACAAGACCGACCGCCTACAGACAGGATACGACAGATAATGCCAACCGGAAAGAGACGTGCTATATCACTAATACTTTCACCCTGGCAAAAGTGCAGATAGCGAAAGTAACGGAAGAGATAGAAGCAAACGACTTGATAAAGGAAAAACTTAATCCCTACAACAAGGCTTCAATCGGAGAAACAGCCATAAAGACGGAAACGGGGAGTACGCTTCATGTACGCGGTAAGGATTCAATGATTCGTGGTTTGCACGTAGGAGCTTGCTTGTGTGACGATATGCCGGACGAAAGCTCTTTATATTCGGACGAACAAAGAGAGAAACTGAAAGAACTTTTGAAGGGTACAATAGAGCCGATTGTGGAACCGTACGGTTATTTCCTTGTGACTGGCACACCCTATTCTTCCGCACCGAACGAATTGTACCAAGTATTGAAGGCAGACAAGCGTTTCTATTGCTTTGAATATCCGATATTGTTTCCAGATGGTAGACCGCTTGCACCGGACAGATACACGTTTGAACAGATATTGGATAAAAAAGAGGAGCTTGGAACGATTGTATTTAATCGTGAATACTTGGTGGTTCCTATCAGTGACACGTCAACGATATTTCCGTATGAATATCTGATGCGGAGTATTATAGGGATGGAAACGATACGTTTTGCGTCAAGTATAGATGATTTCCCCTTCAAGCTTACAAGAGTACATATAGGTGTGGACTTTGCGGTTTCTGGTAATATCGGAGCGGACTATACGGTGTATTCGGTATGGGGAAAAGATGCGATGGATAACTATTATTTGTTGTACTATTACCGGAAACGCGGTATGTCGCATAACGAACAGGTAGATAAGATTGTACAGCTTGACAGGCTTTTCCACCCTAATAAGATACGGTGTGAGGCTAACGGTTTCCAGTCTATACTATCCGGGCTGGCAAAGGAAAGAGGACTTAAGAACATAGAACCATTCACCACAACGGAAGGAAACAAGAAAGACTTATATACCGGATTACCTTCTTTATCCGCAATGTTTGAAAGAGGTCAGATAAAATGCCCTTATGCGATGGGAGAAACGAGGCAGGCGGTTGACTTGATGTTCGGTGAATTTTCCTCTATTACGTTCAGAAGTGATAATGGGAAACTGGAGGCAGCAAGTGGACACGATGATGTGGTAATGGCTAACTTCCTGGCAATCAATAGTTTACGTGAAGATGACAAAGAAGTACAAGTAGGTGTAGATTTGATATAGAATATGGTTTTACGTTTTATAGATTTATTCGCAGGGATTGGAGGAATCCGTAAAGGATTAGAACTGGCCGCTATTGAAGCTGGTTATACCCCTATTTGTGTATTTACTTCTGAAATAAAAACACATGCTTTAAAGGTGTTGAAACAGAATTATCCTAATGAAGAAATAGTGGGGGATATTACTAAAGTGGATGCAGCCACTATTCCCGATTTTGATGTATTATGTGCTGGTTTTCCTTGTCAAGCCTTTAGTGTTGCTGGGAATAGATTGGGGTTTGCTGACATTAGAGGTAATCTTTTCTTTGATATAGAGCGTATTCTGATAGTAAAGAAACCCAAAGGATTCATTTTAGAGAATGTGGATGGATTATTGAACCATGATAACGGCAGGACTTTTAAAATTATCATGGAACATTTAAAAGCTATAGGGTATAGAGTAAATTTTCGTGTATTAAACTCAAAATATTTTGGTGTACCACAAGAAAGAAAAAGGATTTATATAGTTGGGAGTTTTAAAGAAGAAATAGATTTAAATAACTTTCCAGTTTTAGAGTGCAATTTATGTGATGTGTTGGATAAAGGGAAACCAACAATTAAAAGTAAATTTATTGATTTATTGTTATTAAAATATGATGTTTCAGAACTTTATGGTAAATCAATTAAAGATAAAAGAGGTGGGGAAAACAATATACATAGTTGGGATATTGATTTGAAAGGAGAAACAACGAAAGAAGAAAAAGAATTACTTAATTTGATTCTTGTAAAAAGAAGAATGAAAAAATGGTCTTACTTATGGGGTATAGATTGGATGGATGGAATGCCACTTACCAAAGAAATGATAACCACTTTTTACAATAATACTAATTTGGATAAAATGTTGGACGGATTAGTAAAGAAGGGGTATTTTGGTATATGAACATCCTAAAAAGAAAGTTACGATTAATAATATCATTAAAAGAGAATACGATACGACAAAAGAGAAAGGTTATAATATAGTGACAGGAAATCTTAGCTTTGAGATAAACAAGATATTAAACCCATCTTCCATAGCTCCTACTCTGGTCGCTATGGATATGCAGAAACTGGTAGTAATAGATGGAAAGGGTTTAAGAAAGTTATCTCTTAGAGAAGGGTTAAGACTCTTTGGATATCCAGAAGATTATCAGTTTGATGTATCAGAGAAAGAAGGATTTGATTTATTGGGGAATACAGTTGTGGTTCCAGTTATAAAAGCGGTATGCAATAGACTTATAAAAACATTGTTTTAACATATTTTACACATAAGCACTTGCGTATGTCATAACATAATCTTATCTTTGCAATGTGAGAAAGAGATAAACGAAGTCAAACAAATAAAAGATAAGAAAATGGAAAACGATATCAAGGTTCTCAAAGAGTTGTACAAGTTCATTTGTGTTAGTGAAGGTATCAAGGCAATTGCATTGAAGTTCTGTAAAGTTGGAAGGGGCGGTGCTTGTTGTTCTTATGTGGCTAACAAACCGAAATCAATTTCTATTGACTTGAATAGAATCAATGTCGGTTCTGCCTATGCTTTGTGCCATGAAATAGCGCATCAGATTTGCATTGCAAATGAAGGTAATGCAACGCATAACGCAAAGTTCAAAAAGATGGAAAAGGAATTGGTTAAGAAGTATGCCAATTGCACTATTGCAAGAAATTTAATTTGGTAATGAAGGGAGGACAAGGCTATGATTACTGATAGAAAGAAAGTCCCGGCATGTTTGAGATACAATGTCAACAATAATTCCGGTTCAATCAACAAGGAATTTGGTAAAGACCAGCAAGCAGCATATGATTTTGCAAGCCAAATGAATGAAACAGCAATAATTAGAGGATATATGTTCGTGAAACATAAAGGTGAATGGGTAAGAAATACGATTTTTATAGACCATGTTTTTAAATAAAGAAGGAGGGTAATGTTATGAAAAAGAATTTGATAAGAACGGATGTAGGATATAGATGTTTTCTAATTATTGAGGAAATCGAAGTAACAGACCTTGAAGATAGGGAAAAATGTGAGATGTTTGAGGAATTGAACAACTTCACCGCTATCAAGAAAATAGCGTTGAATTACACCAATAACCAACTATTTCACGAGATAATAAACCGATTGATTGAACTTGACAAAGTGGATTTGACAGAAGAAGAACATGTAGAAAGACAAGCGCTAATTACGCTATCTCAATATTTTAGAGTGAAGTTTTGATTTAACCGATTAATGATGTATATTTGTAACGTATATAACATTTTGTGATTATGGAGGATAAGATAATTAAGATTAAGGGACATGAATATAAAATGTCCTTCCCTACAGTAGGACAATATTATGAGATAGAAACTCAGAAGCAGTTTTTAGGTCGCGGATATTACAATACCTTGTTGGGAAACAGAACGCAGGCTGCGGCTGACGCTTTGGATATGATAGATATTGAAGCGACGCTTACAGTAATGTTGCCCGACTTGCTGGCAGATATGAAGGTGACTTCTTTCAAGCAGCTTGGTATCAAGGACTATGTAGAGGTAAGGGATATTTATAACAAGGAGGTTTTGCCCTTTATAAAAGAAGTTGAAAAAATGATGAACCCCAACCGATAAGAGTATTCGAGCGAGAATTACTATAGTTTGAATGTTTAGTTATTCAGAGGAGTGTGGGGGTATAGTCTGTTATGGGTTATACCCCCACTTTTGATTGATTTTGTATGATGGAGCGAGATAAAAAGGAAGATTTCAGAACGTTTGTAGTCAGATGGAATAATAAATTTCCGCTTGACAGGTGGTACAGGAAGAAACATAACATTGCTTTTATGTCCGAGGAACACAAGAAATGTTCTTTCTTCCAGCAACTTTTTGAGTTCGAGGAAGACCGGATGTTTAAGCAGTCTTTGGAGGACGAGGAAAAGAAAGTTGAATATGTTCCGAATATCGGTGAATGGCTGAAAGATTCCTATGACGAAATGGTAGACCAGGAAACCGATACCAAGGAAATAACGCAAAGTCAGATTGAGGCTTTCCGTGAAGAAATGGCGCGGATGGCTGAATACGAGGAAAGCCAAAAAGATAAGGAATAATGGCAGAGGACAAGAGGATTAGGATTGCGGCTGATACCACACCGCTAAGACAGTTGAGAGAAGAAGCGGTTTCTTTGTACCGCGAGATAAACCAGGCTTCCATGCAGAGCGCACAAGAAGCCGATAAAAGCATTTCACAGCTACGGGAACAACTTGCATTGATGGAAGACCGTAACGAGCTTGAAAGACTGTTGCTTGACCTTAAAAGACAGTCTGCCGCCATTGATGCAACCACAATGCAAAAACCGTCTCCTATGCCGGAAAGACCGATAAGGAGACAACTGCCTACAGAAGAACTTCCAAGACTGGAACAACCCACCATAGACCCCGAAACCGGGTCTATTACATGGGACGTGTCACCAAGAAGAAAAGAGGAACCCGTACAGCCGGAACCAAGACGGAAAGAGCCAAGACCGGAAATGGAAACGGATGTAGAAGAACCTTTGTCTACGGAAGAACCGGAAGAAAGACCAGTGCCAAGAAGAAGGAGAAGGAAAGTCCAGGAACCTATACCGGACATTGAACCCATCATAGACGAGGAAACAGGTTCTATGACATGGGACTTGACACGGAAACCGCAAAGAGGGAAGGTAACCCCTATAGAAAGAAGTGTAGGGGAAGAGCCGATAACAAAGGAAACACAGAAGGAAATATTAAGAGAGATAAACAGACACGTCGAAAACATAGACGAATCCGTTACGAACGTTGATAATTCCAAGAATTTCCAGGATAACAGCGAAAACAGAACGGACAATTCACGGCATACGGAGAATATAACTGAAAATGTCGTGAATATTGAAAAGAATACCCAGACAATAACGGAAAACACAACCGCTATAAAGGAAAAGGGTAATTTAAACGCTGTCTCTGAACAGTCAAACAGACCTCTATTAAGGGAAGACGACAGAATACAGAGAAGACCGGAAATAACGGATAACGGACAGACGGAAATCAAGTTTTCTGACGAGGGGATAATACGTGCCATTACAAGACTGGGAGCGGTAACGGATAACATAGGACGTGACGTCATTTCCGCTTTGAGAGGACTTGAAAAAGGGTCGGGTGAGGAAAATCAAAAAACCAGTATTACCCGTTACTTGGAAACTATTGCAAATTCTGTATCTGTTATAGAAGACAGTGCAGAAAACATATTGGAAGAAATGCAGAAAGCCACTTCCGGTTCGGGTTTCGGAGGTGGAACAGGGACACCTGGAGGTATTGTACCACCTACCGGAAGCACGGGTGGAATAGGAGGACTAAATATATTCGGAGGAGGATTAAAAGGAATATTGGGCGGTCTTGGAGGTTTAGCGGCATTCAATACCGCTAAAAACGTATTGTCAGAAAGATATTTCCGGCAGCAGGAATTTGAAGCACGTTCTCAATACCAGGGAACAGTGGAAACGGCCGCAAATTATACACGGTTACAAGCCGCTAACCAGGCAGATGCTTTTAGATGGATTCCTCTAATTGGTGATACGATAGCGAAAAGCATAGAATTGCCAGCACAGCTTGCAGCCGAAAAGATGATGGCAACTTTCGGGAAATATGCGGAAGGTGAAAGACGCGTTATCCCGTATGCACAGGTTATGGGTGTATCAGCCGGGGAAGCTTTCAGACAAGCTGGAAGGGAAGGAAGTTATGCGGCTGAATCGCTTGGTATGGATTATGCTTCATACCTTGGAAGACGTGCCGAATTGATACGTGCAGGAGGAGGACGTTTTGTCGGTGGCAATGAATACGACCCGTATGCAGTAAGGGAAACGCAATCTGTTATGGCTGCTGAAAGATTGTTCGGATTGTCGCCTAATGCGGTCAACCGTTTGCAGGGTGCAATGAGGTTCGGAGACCAGGATTCGGGTACCGGGGCTTCTGCAATTATCAGAGAGTTCGAGCAGGCAATGAAAAATTTAGGCATTCCGTTTGAACAGATAGCCTCTACAATGGAAGAAAGTTTAGATACTTTCGTTACACAGTCCGACCAAATTCTTTCAAAGCGAGGTGAGTTTGACGCAAAGGAGCTTGCAGCGATGTTTAGCGGAATACGCCAGGCAACCGGATTGCAGGGAAGACAACTTGAAAGGGTACAGCAAGCATTCACCGGACAAGGAATATCAAAAGATGAGGTGACGAATGCAATGCTTGTACGGTCTATCCAGGAAGTTATGCCGGACAAAACATCCTATTCGGAAATCCAGGAAGAACTGGAAAAGATACGTGCAGGAGCGGCAGACCCCAAAGTTATGGAAAACTTCTTGAATAGGGTTGTAGAACGTACCGGGGGAGGTTCTGAACAGTTACGTTTGGCAATGTCCGAAATATTCCCTAATTTGTCTTGGAATGACATCAATTCCACGATACAAAAGGATAGTGACCCATCTAAGCTTGTGAGCAATCTGTTTGACTTGTATAAACAAGCAAGCCAAAGGATTAGGGAAACTCCTACAGAAGCTTATGATAGGGACGCAGCACGAAGGACTGTAGGCACAGGGGAAACTATTTTGGCAAGTGATATGAACCGCCAGATGTCGGAAGGAGCCAATATTTTAGGGGAGATTAGAGATTTGGTGAGAGAAATAAACGACAGAGGTAAAAAGGTTGCTGATATGGAGTTGGAGGTTCCGAAAGAGAAGATAATTCAGCAATCTGCCACAGGAGGAAGCGGTTTAGTCAATATGAGTACAGTAAGCGGAGGAGTGGATGCCGGACGAGCTATTTCTCAATGGTTTAAACGCGCTTTAGACGAGTGGGCAAGAGAAAGAGTTAACGGTGTGTCGGAAGCAAATAAAGTGATACAGCAAGAACGATGAAAGTAAATATATTTAACATACAGAGCTATAAGTACAATGTAGAACCCCAAACGTTTATAGACGATTGGCAAAAGGGATTGGGACCAGATACACCGGAAGCAAAGAAATTATCGGTTCCGGAATTTATGGATGTGGTAAACGAGATTTCCAAAATTTCAAACCTGGACGCCATTTGGGCCACATACGACGATTGGGAGAAAGAGAAGTACAAGAACGAGTATTCAAACAAGAATTTGCCGTATATCAAGCCGAATACTCCGCTTTCCTTCCCTATAAAGGATTCTCCTTTGCTCATACAAAAAGCGTCAAAGAGCGATATGTTCATGAAGCAACGCGATTTTTCGGCTTATTGGTCTGAAAATTTGACAAAGCTTCTACAGGATAAGGAAGGATATGTAGCTGACAATGTGGTTGCACTGGACGAGGAAATGTCGGTAAGGACAAAAGTACAACCTATAAACATTAAGGTGTGGATATACTGTAAGGCTATAAACAAGGTTGTGGATGTAAGCCAGTTCGTCAATACATGTTCTACCGACAAAGGATTCAAGAACGGCACGTTTTCGATTAACATAACACCCTTCAAGGATGCCAATATGTCGAACGTGTACGGTGCAGGATATTATGATATATTCCCAGTTGTAACCCCTAAAGGATATGATTATAAATCCTATCTTGAAAAAGTGGTACAGATAAACGACATAGTGTTTGTCCGGTTTGAGCGGCTGAGACTGGAAGGAAGTTCGGACAGTGAAAATGCCAACGATTTGTTTGTACCGTTGAACAAGCTTGCCAATAACGGGCCGGACTATAATGTTTGGGATATGATAGGTTTTGTAGACAGTGTAATGGAGACCTATTCTTCGGAAGATAATTCAAAGAGTACAGTCATAAGCGGTCGCGACATTGCAAAAATGTTTGTGGAGGACGGAAGCTACTTCATACCATTGGAAAATGTTAATGATACTATACAGAACTGGCTGTTAAGGAAAACGGGTGGCGTATGGAACGGACGTAATGTGTTCGGTGGTGAGTATCAGTTTGTATGGAATTTGGGGTACAAAACAATAAATGAATGTATTTGGTTCATTATAAATATAATGTCTTCTATCGGAGTTTGCAGCGATGAAGTGTTTTCTTCATGGGGCGACAAGCGGATAACGGCATACAGCATTCCGGGGCAGCAGGATTTGAAGGTAAGGGGGATATGGCAGATTGTCAAGCTACAGGTGTCCGGGGATATAATGGAAAGGATTGTGACAGATACGGGGCTGGGGAACCCGAACGGAACACTGATGCAGTACATGGAGCGTATTTGTCAATATCCTTTGACAGAATTTTTCTTTGACACCTATATAAACACGATTGATGTTATTGTAAGACAGCCACCGTTTACGGAGAAGGCGATAAAAGATGCCTTCAAGTCGGAAAACTATATTACGATAACACCGGATAATGTAATATCGTATAATCTGAGCTACGACCCACGCGTTTATACTTGGTTCCAGTTGCACGCACAGAATGCACAGGTAGGTGGACGTGATAAGCCAGGATTGGCTTTCGTTCCTATTGTGTACCTGGAAGAATATGTGGAACGATGGGGTAACAGAAAAATGGATTTCGTGGATATGTACTGTATTCGCATGATACAGAACGGGGCAGAAAATCAGAAGATATTTTCTACTTACCAGGCAACAATGCTGAATGATTTGATTTACCTTGTAGAAAGCAACATGTATGTACCTTTTACCCGGTGCGGAACGATAGAGATAAACGGGGACAGGCGTATAAAAGTGGGAACATTCGTGCTGAACCAAAGTACGAACGAGTTTTTCTATGTGACGAATGTAACCAACACCATATCATTTAACCGTGACGGGGTAGATAGGCGTACTGTTTTACAGGTGGAAAGAGGATTTTATGTACCTATACTTAAAGGAAATCTGATGGAAGCGGTAAAAAGAAATGACAATTCGGTTTCTGAAAAATCAGCGTCCGGATTTACACCCGATTACTTTAAGTTGGTGGATTTAAGCGGTTTGAGACAGAAGGCGAAGGAAGCGGAAAGCGGACAGATAACATCCTACGACAACCCGACTGTTGACAAGCAGCAGTTTGACTATTTTTTGAACAGGAAATTTTTTGGAGGACTTGAATAATGGCAGGAGGAGCACCAAGAATAAGCAGTAACAATTTGCCGCCTATAATGAAGGGGTATATAATGATACCCACGGATGTAGGCAGGGAAGCGTATATAGATACGGTATTCAGAACAAATATAGTTGCCGTGATGATGGAAGGCGGTATATTTCGTAATGACGCACGCATTACCAACGAGGCTATCAACAATATATGGTTTCCCGAAAAACCGGGTGAGAAGGGATGCCAGGTAATGATAGCGAGCAGCGATTTCCTTAACCAGCCTACAGTCATAGGCACCTTTATAGGTAATGATGAGGTTCCGGCATGGAGCGAGGACGTTATACGGATGAAAAAGCAGGTGGAAGGGGTAACTATGTCTATGACGATAGACCCACGTAACCAGGAATGGAACATGAACCTTACCTCTATAGAGAAGCCCGTAAATTTCAACGTTACATTAGGAGGCAATGAAAAACATAAGATAAGATTGCAGAGTTCGGGGGAAGCCGAGATAGTGGCTTCCAAGAAGGTGAAGGTAACCGGATATAATGAAGTCATTGCGGAAGTCGTTAATGTGGTCGAGGATGTGAAAGAAAAGGATAAGGAGATAAGGCGTTTTACTATGAACATGGAGGGAGCCAATTTTACGTGGAAGACCCAAGACAAGACAACCGTAATAAAGGCTGACCCTAACACTGTGGACGTTAATTTTCACGACGGGAAAAGCCATATGACTATAGACGATAACGGTGTAGTATTGGGTTATGACAATGATACAGAAATGATTCAGCTAACGCAGAATCTAATAAAGCTTATGACTGGACAGAAGGTCAATATAAACAATGCGAAGGAGCCTTTAACACTGGCGAATACATTAATACAGTTATTGAATAATGTAGAGAATCAGATAATGACGCTAAAGAACGCATGGCAAACAGCGCTTGCAAGTTCGGCTGCGATGGATGGAGGTAAAGCCGGATTCGGTGCCGGGGTCGGTGCGGTAGCGGCAGTAAACCCGTTGCAGTTCGACGGAATAAAAAGCACGGTAACTTTTTCGGATTGATAATTATTTCGTATTTTTGAAAACGATAAGAAAAGATTATGGCAAACGTCGCGCAGGCAGCAATACAAAAAGCAGGGTCTTTGATAGAGACGGCTGGAAGAGCTATATTAGCATCTCAATTTCCGAATGATTTTGAGGTGTATCTCTGTACACTTGAACTGGCAGATTCAAAGAACAATACGATAGATTTTTTCACATTCCCTATTATCCCGAATGCGATAAGCAAGACGGAAGCGAAGAGGGAAAATATAAGGAACACGGCAGGAGGCGTAACGGTATTGTCTTCTCCTACCTTTGTACCACAGGACATTACAATAAGAGGCGATTTTGGACGAACATTTAAATTGCTATTGTCGCTTGGTGGCGGTGCGTCAAGTCTGGCAGGAGCGGCCTATAGTTTATCAGCAGGGAAATGGAGTTTGAGCGATATTTCGGGAAAAAATACGAACTCCTTGAAGTCGGCTTCGTTCGACCCGTCTGTCAAGAACGGGTATGGATGTACGAAAATATTACAAGCTATCATATCAAAAAGTAATGGTGTGGATAAGGACGGTTTGCCATTTCGTCTTTACTTCTATAATATGGCTTTGGGTGAGAGTTATTTAGTGACTGTCCCTCCTACTGGATTGGTACTGAACCAAAGTTTACAGCGCAACATGATATGGGAATATTCGCTTACAATGACAGCGATAGCCCCTATAGAAGCGGTGGCAGGAGAACAGAAAGCGAAAACAGCACTCACTAAAATTTGTACGGCTGCTGCAATACAGAAAGGTGTTAATGATTTGGCGGCTTCACTTGCAGCTTTGTTATAATAAAGGAGGTTAAAGGATGGACGCAGTAATGGAAACGGCATACGCCAAGTTCAAAAATATTACCGGGTATGACATAAAACAGTTCTTCCAAAATTATGTTGATTTTTGTAACAATTACTATGCTTACATAGTGGATTATTACCAGGGAGGAGAACTGAATGCAGAATCATTCTATCAGTTGGATAAGATGATAGCGCAAATTAATATCGTAGAGCCTATGTTCCAGCTTCACGAAAACAAATTGGACGATATTTCTATGTGGGAAATATTAGACAACTTTTCGGAAGTGGAAACAAAGATATTGACAATAAAAAATTCTGACAGGTGGCTAAGAAGCGCAACCATAGGAAGACAGAACACCCTACAACTTGACAAGCAGTTAAGGACAGGAGAAACATTCGAGAATGTTGCGGAAGAAATTGCAATGACAGACCCAGAGGACGATTGGACTTCTATAACTACACCACAATACATCATAGAAGAAGATTATGAAGCAGGACGGGGAAGTAATACATTTGCCGTGAACCTTCGGAATGTCGGTGTGAATTATGTGGATAATGTGGTAGATACGCTTGTAGGGGAGAATGTGTTAGGCAAAGACATAGATACCGAATTCGAGTTTAAGAATGACGATTTGAAGGTGAAGAAATTCGGTACGTCTATGGAACAAGCGTTGAAAATTATATTGGAAGCCTTGAAAGGCTGTATTCCGGAATTCAAGGATTACGGGTTACCATCCGATTTTATCGGACAGACAACGAACGCAATACAATATCCGGTGATATTTAAGGCTCTTATGAACATGTTCCAAAGGGATAACCGTTGGGCAAGTGCAGAGCTTCTGGATTTGGTAAAAAAAGAAGACGCGGTGTTTATGAAGGTAAAGGCTACCACTGTAACGAGAGAAGATTTTGTTATTAATGTTCCTATTTAAATATATTCAAAAATGATTACAAAAACAGCGAATACGATTGCAAATTTAAAGAATTTGTGGATTGAAATGTTTTTAAACAAGACCGACCGCGTTTCAAATATTGCGGACGGTTCTGTACTTAATGGTGTCGCTTATGGTACCGCAAAAGTGGCGCAAAAAGCGATAAAGGATATTGCCATAGTGGAGGCGCAGATTTTCCCAAAGTCGGCAACAGGCGAATATCTGGACAAATCAGCCGCGTTGTTCGGTGTAAGTCCGAGAAAAGAAGCGCTTGGCTCCTCTACTTATGTACGTGTTTTTGCCGAGCCTGGCACGCATTATGAGGTAGGAACAAAGTTTATTTCAAAGAACGGAGTGCAATTTACTGTAGACCAACCTTTTACGGTTGATAAGTCGGGATATGGATATATCAGTGTAAGAAGCGTTATCACTGGGTCTGCTACCAATGTGGAGGCAAACAGTATTACGGAAGTATCGCCAAGACCATTGACACATATAGAGTGCACGAATGAATATGCGGCTATCGGTGGACGTGATTATGAGGACGACGAGACATTCAGAAACAGAATAATAAATTATAATAACAAGCTTTCCACTGACACTATGGAAGGCTGGACGCAAATATTCCAGGATTTAGACCCGCGCATTTTAAAGGTAATGAATGTTGGGCTGGGTGAGGACGGAAAGACACACATTTACCTTGTAACCCAAAACGGGTCTTTCTTTACGGATGATGAATTGGAAGAATTGCTTACAAAAGCTACACCCTATTTCGGACTGACCGAACTTGACTTGCAAGGGAATACGCTTGGAATTGTGATAGAAAATGCAAAATGGATGTATGTAGGCGGTGAAGAGGGGGTGGATTTCCGTGTGGAATTGTCGCCTAATGCAGTGATTGCGGATGTAAGAAAAAATATCCAGATTGCAATGACGAAGTATCTGGATTTCCGTTTCTGGGAAGCAGGCAAAAAGGTAGAATGGGATGATTTGCTGGAAGTGGTGAAGACTGCGGAAGGCGTTAAGTATGTACCGGACGAATATTTCTTTCCCTATTTTGACGAAGAGGTGCCTTTGAACATGTTGCCGCGTATCAAGGGATTCAGAATGCGAGACTTGGAAGGGAATATTCTGTATGATTCGGGCAGCAGTTTGTCCAATATTTTTTATCCGGCAGGAGAAAGCGACATATATAAAGGTTCTCAATCGGTTATAGCGTCACAGAAATATTTGTGTTCATTTACCGTAACCAATACCAAGAATGTAGCCGTACCGGGCGCATATATAACAATAGGAAACAAGGTAATCATTACGGACAGTAACGGTACGGCAAACATTCTTTTGGAGAACGGGGAATACACATACATATTGTCAAAAACGAACTGGACACAGAAGACAGGGGAGTTTGTTGTTCTGAATAATCCTATTTACATAAATATAAATGATTTCATTGCGACGCCTTATCCGGTTACGTTTACCGTATATGAGGGTGAAGCGCCTTTGCAGGGGGTAACTGTGACAACAAGCGTTTACACGTCAGAAACGGACGATAATGGACAGGCGGTCATTAATTTGGAGCCGGGAACCTATGAATACAAGCTTGAAAAATCGGGTTTCCAGACCATAGAAAGTGTATTTACGGTCGAAAATCAGCCAGTAGATATATTTCTTAGAATGTTGCTTTCTAATATGTATGTAAATTTTGCTGTAATTGACAGAAACAGAAGTATTTATATTCCGGAAGCAAACATCACAATAAATGACATAAAGGAAAAGACGGATAACGAAGGGCAGGCAAGCATGGGGCTGCAAACCGGGAAATATGAAATGAGGGTTGCAAAAGAAGACTATCAAGACCTTGTAAAGGAAATTGAGATTGTCGGGGAAGACCCTAACTGTATTCTTGTCGAAATGACGGCAATTCCGTATGCGATAAAGTTTACGGTGCTGGATTCCGCTACCCACATGGTTCTGGAAGGAGCGACGATAAAGATAAATGGTTCTACTTATCTGACCGATAAGGAAGGTATAGCGATTATAAGCTTGCCGAACGGAACCTATGAATATACGGCTTTCAAGTCCGGTTATATGTCCGTTAATGATTTTGTAGTGGTTGAAGGTTCGGAAGTTTCTAAAATTGTGGAATTGGAACAGGCTTTCTATACATTCCGCTTGACTGTACGGGACATTGAAAACGGTAACTATATCCAGGGTGTAGAATTGCAGATAAACGGAGAGACGCGTGTAACGAACGTTAACGGTGTTGTAAGCGTGACACTTGGAAACGGTGACTATGAATATACGGTAACGCACAGAAACTATAAGAGATATACCGGAACTGTGACTATCAAAGACCAGGACGTACCGGAAACAATTTACTTGGAATTGAGAGATACGGTAATAACATACACTGCAACGGACGCGATAACGAAGGCTCCTATTTCCGGCGTATATATCGAATTGATAAATAAGGGGACTGGAATTAAAGTGGATTCCGGTTACACGAATGATATAGGCGTATTGCAGCTTGGAGCGGAAGCAGGAGAATATACTTGGAATGCGACGCATAGATATTACGATGCAGTAGAAAACCAGTCGATAACGCTTGAAAAATTGAAGGATATAGACCTTCCCTTTACTATGACAAGAAGGGAAATCGAACCGGAAGTTGACGTAATAGAGAATATCCCCGGTGTGTCCGGTGATGCTACTACAGTAAGATTCAGTGGTGAAAATACGGCTGAGACGTTATCTAATGACAGTTATTATTACATAGTTCATACACCGGAAAACTTCGTTGTTCCTAACAAAGGAGTGACGTTTGATTTGATGGAACATGTAAAAACTTTTCGACGTGCAGAAATTGGCGGTGAGGACGAGCCATATGATTTTGCAAGCGGAGGTGCAGAATTGGTATTCAACGTGTCAAATGACGAAATAGCTTCTTTGGAAGGTACGATGTTGACAGTGCAGCCGAATGTGACACGTGATGCACAGCCGAGAACTTTCTATGTGGATGTGACGATAACGACTCCAGTAAGCCAGGTAACTGTAAAGATAGCTGCCGAACAGAAAGCCGCTCTGAACTTCAATCCGGTCAAGGATGGAATTGTTGTTTCAGTAAAGAACATGTTCAACGATAATGTACGAGAATATACGACGAATGCGGCAGGAAAGATATTTCCGGAAGTAATGCCGGGTATTGATTATCAGTTGACAATAAAAGAGAAAGGTTTCTATGAGAACAACGGTTTACTGATTAAGAATTGGGGTTTCGGAGCGAGTGTACCTACGCTTATGGAAATCACATGTTCAAAGAAAGTAGAATTAAGGGTAAAACAACAGAACACGTTAAGACCGCTTGAAGGTGCGGAAATAACCGTGTCCGGAATGTCTTTGCCTCAAACTGTGACATCCGGAAGTGACGGTTCGGCAAGCGTGTACATCTCACCTATTGCAATGAGCTATGAATGTACAGTAGCAGACCATACGAACAAGACGGGTACGTTTACACCTCCATTGTCGACTGATTATATAGATATAATTATGGGGTATGCGGAAATAACAATGACGGTAAACCTAAAAAGCATGCAACCCTACGAATCAGCGGCAGCGAATTGTACGGTGACGGTTACGAGTGCCTGGGGCGGCACACCGTCACAAGTATATAGTTTTACTGGAGCGACAAACGCAAACGGTGTATTCATATCTAAAGGAAACGGACAGTTCAACATACCGCCTGGAGAATATACTATCACATACGGAGGTGGAAACAGTAATTTCAACAGTAAGACAAAAAATATCACCCTTCCGGAAAATATCACTATTTCCACTACAGTAATAAGAAGAACGATTTCGGTTGGTTATACGGTAAAGGAAATAATACCTTCTATTTCCACGACAGCAGCAAATCCGGTAAAAGCCGGGATGATTCTTGCATGTTATTACAATGACAATGGCGAATCATCCGGTGATAATGTAACGACGGACGCAAACGGAAGATTTGTAAAAACCGTGTATGCAGGTATTGCAGAACGTTTCCAGATACAGCCAGTCACTTTTTATGAAGGTAACGGAGCTGTAGCGACGTTAAATTATTCTGACACAAAAACAAAAGACCTTGTATATACATGCTCGAAGAGAATTCCGGTATATATCACCTCTAATTTATACGGTGAGTTAAGCGGTGCATCCGTAACATTCAGTGGAATGTCCGTCAATCAGACAAGAACGACGAATACGGATGGAATAGTGCAAATGTACATTTCTCCGGTAAATATGTCTTACAGTGTAAGCAAGCAGCATTACAACACAAAGACTGGGAATTTCAAGCCTACCGGAACAGAAACAAGAATGGATATTGAATTGGAAGCAAAGGAATATCCAGTTACTTTCCATGTATCAACGCAGGGAGTTTTACCACCGGATGGAATTTTGGTACGTATAACAAACAATGTATTGCCGGACATGGTGTTCGAGGGAGAGACGAATACGGAAGGAACGATAGTCATGCCGAATGTTCCGGTAGGAGAATACACCTACGAGGTTCTTGCAGGCGAGGTTTCATCCGATACGTTCTCACATCCCCAAAGTGAAAGTGGTACAGTGTTGGATGTAGAAGTGCAATATGAATTGATTAATGCAGGTATTCAGGTTTCGGAGGTGTACGGTACGGCAGGAAGGGCGTATTTGTCAAATCAAACCATTACAATGACATCCAAGGCAGGAACAATAAAGCTTACTTTGGACGAGAACGGTTATACCAACCAGTTATTGATAAAAAATCTGGAATACACGTTCACGACTGATTCATACCCAAGCTTTTACAGCAATCCGACACAATCCTATACATGGACGGAAGATGGTGTGATATGGCCATTCGATTTGAACGTAACCTCAAAGATAACGGTTAATGTAAAGGATGTATATGCGAAAAACAATATCCAAGGAGTAACGGTAACTTACAACGAACAGATAGTGACGACAGATGCAAGCGGAAACGCTTCATTGTTCCGGTCAGCACTGGAAAAGGATTATTCTTTAGACAAGGAGGATTACAGCACGGTAAACGGAACCATTGCTCCTACTACAGCTTCACCGCTTAATGTTACGATGCTAAGAAATAAGCATGTAGTGACAGTACAGCAATATGAAGTGATACCGGGTGGTGCAAGTGTAATTTTGGATGGTAGGTATAATTTTACATTAAGTTACACGTCGGCAGCAGGTAATGGAACGATTACGAGCGGAACAAACACATTTGAGGCGTATTTAGGTATTCCAATTACATTTGCAATAGTTGCAGAAAATAGAAGGGTATTTTATAGTAATCCAACTCAAACACATACATTTACAACGGCAGGTGAAGTATGGAACATGAATCTCACTTGTGCGAAACAGATAACTGTAAATGTGAAAGATAATGTACCAGGGCAAAACATTCAAGGTGCAACAGTAAATTATTTTACTCAGACAAAAACGACGGATGCAAGCGGAAACGCAGTGTTCTACTGGAGCGGTTCAGACCCTCGTAATATATCGGTGAGTGCTGCAAATCTTGAATCTTATACAGGTCAGATAAGGTTCGATTCTACTTCACCGTTCAATATCGTAATGACACGTGCCGCTAATCCGGTTACACTTGTAGTAAGAGAAATAACGCCAGCACAGATAACTTATTATCAGAACTTACAGATAAAATACACAGCAGGAAGTGCGACCGGAACACTTACAACGAATGCAAGCGGTGCAGTGACATTCAATGGATATATAGGTACGGAAATGACGTTTACGGTAGTAGGACATCCGGAATTCTACAGCAATCCGACCCAAACTCATACCTATACAGCCGCCAATCAGTCATGGACTATGGATTTGACTGTAACGGCAAAGATAACGATTAATGTTAAATCGAACGTGCCAAGCGGAACAAATTTGAGTGGTGCCACTGTATCATATTTTCATCAGACAGGAACGACGGATAGTAGTGGTAACATATCGTTATATAGAAGTTCTGTAACAAGAAATGTAGATATTACAGCGACATATCACGGTAATTATAGAGGCAGTATAACGTCAGATACCGCATCTCCGTTCAATGCGGTAATGACACGTTCAACTGCCACGGTAAGCCTTGGAGTGAGTGAAGAAGTATTGTTCAAATCACAGTATGCTTTGGAAATAAAAACTTCTACTGGAGCAACAAGTCCGGGATTAGGAGGTTTTTATTTTGGTACGCCAACAGCAGCTAATAAGGAATTTGTAGTGTTTTTCCATGCAAAAATTCCTACTGGATATAGTTTGTTTTTTCAGAGTAATGCAACCGGAACAGGTGGGAGTGCAACGAGAAGATGGCTTACAGATAATAAAGGAACAGGTGTATGGACTTGGTATGCTCATTATATAAGATGTGGTGCTTCTGGTTCTTTCAGTACAACCAATTTCTTTAATTTAGATGGAGGAAGTAAGCCAGTTACATGGCAGATAGATACAGCATCAGTATTTGATATCAGCGGAAGTAATTCGCAGAATAAATCATATGCAGAAATGACTCTAATATGTACTGTAGACAAAATGGTTTCTGCAAATAAAGATTTCTTGTTTAGTAATGGGAATAATGGTATCCAAGTATACAATAACGAAAATAATGATGCTGTTACAATAACAAGAAAAGCATTTACGTCTAATACGTTTGGATGGACTGTAGCTCTTTATTCATCCATGAAGATGAATTTTAGTCCGGCAGCATCTACAAGTCCATTAACGTTAGATACGAACGGCAATGTATCGTTTGTATGTTATTTAGGTACACCAGTAACATTCACACCAGTAACAAGAGCTAATTATTACAGTAATCCAAATACTGCATTGACTTATACGGCAGCAGGACAGTTCCGAGGAATATTTTTGATTTGCAACCAAAAGATAGTGATTAATACAGTAGCAAATATTTACAATACAAGTAATGCGCTTTCTGGAACAATTACCTATTTCGGTCAAACGCTTCCATCCGGAGGAAGCTTCTACAGAAGCGGATTAGACAGACAAATGACTGCCACGGCACAGTATTTCAACAACTACATAGGAACAGTAATCGCCACACAGACATCACCTTATACAGTGACGATGAACAGAACGACAAGAACGGTTACACTGACAGTCGTTGAGAAAGTTCCAAACATCACAGCAACCCATCCGTTAGGTAGTGCAGTGATAGTCAGAAGTGTACCTACAGGCTCGAATGCCCCGGCAGGAGAAATAACGTTGGATGCGAGCGGAAAGAAAACAAATACGGTATATGCAGGTATAAACTACACCTATACACCGAAAAACAATGCAAGTTATTATAGTAATGCAAGCCAGACCCATACATGGACGAGTGAAAACGAGCAATGGACTATGACACTGAATGTAACAGCACGTCTGACATTCAACATAAAGAGTTCTAATTATGGAACGAATATAAGTGGAGTGTCCGGTTTCTATTTAGGACAGACAGGGACAACGGATAGTAGTGGTAATTGGACTGTATATAGAAGCGGTATCAATAGAGGATATTCATTTTCAAAAACGAACTACAATGCGTTGTCCGGTACGTTATCATCTACACAGGCAAGTCCGTTGAACTTGAAAATGAGTGAGACAAGTTCTTCTATCACAATAACGATGAAGGACTATTATCAGAGTGCAGTAAAAGGGAATGCGAACGGATGTCCGGTTACATTGACGAACAAGAGTTTGTCATCTGTCACGTTTACTGGAACGACGAATAGTAGCGGTCAAGTGTCATTCGGCCCGATGATAGCAGGTTCATATACATTGTCGTGGGGTGGAGGTACAAGCTATTGGGTAAATGGAAGTACCACGATAACAATGCCTACAGCAACGACTACACAGAATGCTGTAAGATTGACGAAGAGTGTAGCAGTTGCATTCAGAATAAGGGTGCCGCTTTCTACTCCTTTATTAGGATGGTGGAGAGTAAACACATTAGTGAAGCCTATATTTACAACAGCAGGAGTGGCAACAACAGTCACACTCACTCAAAATTCTGCTAAAACGGTATATTATTATGGAACATATACATTCATTGCAGGTATAACGACAAATATAGCTGCATACAAGGCAAGTTATTATGTGACTGGCACAACAACGACCGAAACGACATACAACATCACCCCTAATTATAATTTTAGCAATATAGGACATAACAGTGACGCTACAGCATTTTATTCTACTGCAATAAAGAGTATTGTAGTGACTGTACAGAATAGCTATACAAATGCGGCTGTAAGTGGTGCGACAATAAAGGTATATGGTATTAATGGAGATAGTTCAGATTCTAATAATTACGCTACGCAGATAGTAACGACAAACAGTGCTGGACAAGCGACCGTATATGTATCGAGAACCACAATGAGATATGTTGTAAGTGCATCAAGATACGACACGTTGAATACGACGAACACGAACACGTCCAACTTTACACTTAAGTTGGTACCAAGTAACGCAATAATAACGATAACGGTAAAAGATGTGAATACAGGAACAAGTGTAGGAAGTGGATGTGTGGTAAAACTGTCAAGTAACAACAGCAGCACTGCATACAGCGGCACTACAAATACGAGCGGACAGGTGGTACTGACAATAAAGCCGGGCAATTATTGGTGGGAAGCAGGAGGAAGCACGACATGGGGAGCGAGCGGAACCGGAACATGGAATTATCCGAACCGTTCCACCACTGCAATCTCTCTCATCAAAGACCAGTCCATAACAATAGAGGCTCTAAAGGTAGGGGTGTGGGTTGATAGTGGAAGTGTGTATTCTGGATTTAAAAATAACGAAAGTTTTTATACTGGTATAAATAGAGAAACTGGAGGGTCTGATTATATAGCTCATATCGGCAGTAGTCAAGCATTTATGATGAATATACCGTCTGATGTAAATACTTCAAATTATACGGTAAAAAAATTCTTATATTCATTTTCAAGACCTGGAATTGCTGCTCCATTTATAAATGCTTCTGTAATAACAACTTCTTCCAATGGTTCTTTTCAATATAATATCGGAACTGACTTTAGTTCAAGTGAAGTCTTAATGGCAGATTTTCTTTATCTGTCTCTTTGGGGTGAAGCTTCTTATAATTACACTTTTGTAATGTATAGTGTAACAAGATATTCATTAGCGGCTTATTATTGTCAAATAAGAATTTTAAAACAGACTGGTCAAATGCAACAATCTACATATTTTTTGCAAGAAGTTAGTTATGATGATTTGCCATACATAAAAGATATTTTAAATAATTTTTGTTACAAGAATTATTACGTTCCTTTATTGAATTATGGAGAAAACCAGGATGATAATTATATTTATATAGTAACGGGAATGGATTGTTTCAAATCTACTGATTATGTAATAAGTTATTCTATAGATTATCAGAATACACCTGGGAGTTTTTGGAGCAGAAACCGTCTTCAAATTAGTGGTAATTCGAGAGTAAGTTCTGGTGCTGTAAAGAGATTCTTGTTTACACAAAGTAGTCACGAACTTTCCGTACTGGTATATGGTAAAAGAAATGATGTAAATAATAAATGCCATGCTGCTGTGTTATCGTTTAAAAGTTCAGAATGGAGTCATATAAGAAGTGGTTCAATCGCCAATAATGTTTGGTCTGTATATGACAATTTCCCGGCTGCATTTACTGACAAAATGGGTAATAATATGTGGGTTTCAAGTAATCTGAAATGGATGTTTGCTGTTTTGTATGGAACAACAGACAAACCGTATGGAAAGGGCCTCGTTACTGTAAAGAGTGCAACACCTATTATTGGGAAAACTGGCTGGTCTTCAACTACTTATTATATAGATGATGATTCAACATTGGAAATACGAAATGCAGTTGCTAATAAATACGTTCTTGATATTATTTTCAATAGCACTGACTATAAGATGATTGTATTATGTAACAGTCTGATAGGTTCTGGATTAGACCAAGATACTTATTATTCTTTTATCAGTCCAGATTATTTATATTGCTTTGTTTATAACGGAAAGAAATGGATGGAATTTTCAAAAGAGAGTGTAGGAATGAGTACGTTGTGGAATAGATATGATAATTATAAGACAATACCTGGCGGTGGAACGTCTGTCGATTACAAACCTTATTTTAATGTTATGGGTGTTACTGGTATATATGATAGTAACAGAAATATTTCTTTTGTCTATCCAGCAAAATATTCAACTTATGAACCAACAGCTTATGAATATAGTCTGACATTTGGTGATTGATTTAATAAAGAGTAACTATATACCTAAACATTCTTGATGTAAATGGTATATAGTTACTCTTTAATTAATATGAACACTTATTTATTAGTCTCCGAAAGTCAGTTTAGCGTAATAAGCTGTCGTATTTTCGTTATATGAAGGGAAGGAATAACTCATATCCCAAGAACCAAGATAATTAGGATTGACATTAAAGAATGGTTTGTATTTTGCACCAGAACTTCCAGAGGATATATATTTATTCCAGAAATTAGTAAATCCTACTGTACTATAAGGTATATTTACCCATTTTTTACCATTATACATAAATGTAAATAAATGAGTTGGATGAATACCTTCTATATATTGGTCTAATGTCTTTCCTCCTTGTGCTCCTACTGTATCGTTACAGAGAACAATCATTTTATTTTCATTCTTATTAAACTGAATTTCAAGTACATAATAATTTGCAAGTGTATTTCTTAAATCTGCTGTAGAGCTATCGTTAATGGAATAAGTAGCTATCTCATTCCAACCAATATTTACGCTAAAAAGTGAATTTGAACTTGTAACTGTATTAATACCTTTCCCTATTCCGTAATTCCCCCTTTTGCAATACATCAGTGTCTTCATATCTGTTGTTACCCAAGCATTCAAACCAAAATCATCTGTAATTGCAGAAGGAATATTATTGTAAAAAAACCAAAAATTATTTCCTTGATTATCATCTATATAATTCCATGTAGGAGCACCTCTAAATATAAATATCCCAACCATATTAATTCCTCCAGGGTTTGATGTAGCAGATGAATCTGGGCCGAAACCTAATATTATTAATATTCTATTTTTATAATCAATATGTAGTTTTTTATAAAAAAGGATTTTGAATACTTTTGAAACTGTCACCGAAGAATTTATGTCGAATTGATGACCTGCTGTACCGCTACCTATGCTCCATGAGTTAATTTTAAATCTTACCAGATTGATTGCTGAATTATATATCGGTGTAATATAACAGTTATCATATGAATATTCATTATATATAATATCTGATTCGTCTCTTGTAAAAAGTTGTGTGATAGAATTGCGTATAGAATAATTATTGCTAAAATTAAATATCCAATTATCTTCTTGGCCAAAAACCTCAATTTTGAGATAATTTAGACTTCCACGTCTTACATTAAATTCCATCCATGTTATTCTATATGCAGAAGAATTACTGAGAAAGGTTCCTACAATATTTTGAAAATCACCGTCAGAACTTTTACTGAGATACAAGCTTCCTTGCATATAATAATATCCCGACAATCTGTTACCACTAAAGTCATTAGGAAGTCCTGGAGTCAAAACCCTTGTATATGTATATGAAAAATTATCTGGGTCTATTCCCAAAGAAATAATTGTTTTACCTTGCGGAACATATTGCTCTACAGAGCTGTCATTTGTATTGTAAGTCAAGACCATAGAACAAGAAGAGCTTGGATATCTTTTATTTTCTGTTACTTCTGAACTTGTTATATTGTTGTAATACACTAACCCAGTATATGAATTTTTTCTTATAACGGCGACAGCATCTCCACCACTCCATTCATCACTCACCCACACCCCTACCTTTAGAGCCTCTATTGTTATGGACTGGTCTTTGATGAGAGAGATTGCAGTGGTGGAACGGTTCTACAGTATTTTTCGTCGTGTTTGTTTTCGTAATATCCAAAATTAATCGTATTTTTACCGTGCAATTAATTGTAGTTCAACATGGAAGTAAAACAGAAGAAAGAAAACCCGTGTGGGGGATTATTTTTACCCCAGTCCACACCTATATATGATAATTTGCCTTTCAGTCGTTTTTTCGAGGAAAACGACAAGGAAGTAATACGGTGGGCAGAAAATGTACTTGAAAAACTGGAAGGAAGGGGAATTTTGCCTACATTCCTAAAGAAGAAAGAGAACGAGGATTTCCGTGCATTCTGGGGAACCATAACCCATATATTCGCTTTGATAGTTCTGTATGCAAGACAATACAAAAAGATAGACACGAATCAGATTTTGTTCGAGATGTTTATTCAGAACAGAGGTCTTGTTACTAACATGGTGGACAGCCAGGAACAGATGAAATACCTATTTTATAATTACCTGGAAGAATATTCAAAGCGTGGAAGACTTGACATCATAAGCAAGGAAGGCGAGATATTGGGAGAATTGTTGCGACTGATAAGATACAATTCGTTGGACGAGTTTATATTTGCCTTGTTGAGACCGGAAGCTACGGGGTGGGCGATGGGACATAGTTCGCCTACATGTGACCGGACGAATACGGTAATGAATGTATCAAAAGCGTATGAATATACAAAAGGAGTAGAGGATTTGAATAATTATCCTCTATTGATACCGGAAAGTATAAGTATAACGCAGGACGAAAACGGGAATGATGGAGAGATATTCAACGCTATGACATTTTTTGGCAACCAAGCCGTGGGTATAGACGGAAGGGTGGATTTGGACAAGCTTATAATTATAGACCCGAACCTATCCTATGAAATATCATTGCAAGTAAAGGTGTCGGCTACAGACAATGAAAACCTAAAGTTTGGAGTAGCAGGCTATGAAACGGTAGATGGCGAGCCATTGCCTATGGGGATATTGGAAAACGGACAGATAACCGGAAGCTCTCTATGGTTCCACGAAAACGAATATTTAGACATAAAGAACGAGGGCATGTATTACTACATAAAAGGAATACTGCTGTCAACGAACGAGAAGTTTTTGAACGCACCTACGCTTAATTTCCCGTCTGGACGTGCCTTATCGATAATGCCGGGAATGAAGTATATCGCACCTATATTTATCCAGGAAAGAACGGTCGGAAACTACACGTATGTATATATATACGATTTTCATGTGAAACCCTTATATCTGCCGTTTTCACAAGGATATTTGGGTGAACGTGACATTATAGCCGCCTACTATAAAAACAATGCATATCAGAGACAATTCACTGTAGAGACATTCCTAAAAAATTACCTTGTTGGATATAAGAACATATTCGGCAGTGAATTGATACGTCCTTATGTAGGAGAGGAAGAATATCAGATATTGTTCAAGGTATTTTCAAACCGGAATAAGTATATACCCAATGCGAAGATAACGGTAAACGGGGAAGAACTGATAACGGACGTTAACGGTGAGGCGAAGATAACGCTGCCGCGCGGACAATGGTATTACGAGGTGGAAGCAGAAAACTTTGAAAGCGTGGAAAACACCTTATTGGTGGACAAGGATGCTGTAGAATATGTACAGTTAATGGGAGCCGCCTATGAACGGGTGGTTACGTTCTTTGTGCGCAACAAGGAGACAAAAGACTGGATGCAGAACGTGAAAGTGTCCTTTGCAGGAAAGGTGCAATATACCGGAAGCAACGGTATAGCGACATTCGAGGTATTTCCTGGTATATATGAATATGTGGCAGAATACGAGGACTATTATACAGTAAGAAGAAATGCTGAAATAGTGGATTCTACCAATATCGAAATCGAGATGGAAAAGATACCTTACTATAACGTGACTTTCCGTATAAGGGATGGTGTGGAACCAGTATCGGGCGCATCCGTATTGGTGACGGGTGAGGGAATTCCTAATCAGACCGGAAGTTCTAATGCGCAGGGTCTTGCAACCGGGTTCGTATATCCGGCAGGAACGTATCATTATAAGGTTGTTAAGGAAGAATATGTGACGGTAGAAAATGACTTCACAATATACGGCAATGCCGTTATTGACGTGCAGTTCCACCCTATACCGAAATATAAGATAAATTTTATTGTGAGAAGCAACGGCTTGCCAGTGTCAAAGGCAGACGTGACGTTCAATGGAACGACGCTGCAAACGGCAAGTAACGGAGTTGTGACGTTCATAGACATAGCAGGGGAATATAACTGGAAGGTGACAAAGACCGAATTCTATGCAAAGGACGGTACCGTAGAAGTTATCGACCAGGACGTGACGATAGAAGTTGACTTGGTGCAGATGGGTTACTTGATTGACTTCTATGTGACGGACGAGGACAACACTCCATTAGACGATGCTTTGGTAACGATAGGAACGGAAGCGATAAGCACGAGTGGAGGACAAGCGCAGTTTGTCCGGATATCGGGCGGCTATAACTGGACTGTACAGAAAGAAGGATATTATACCAAGCAGGGTGTAGTGACGGTGAACGGGGAGAACAAGCGCGTGGACGTGCAATTGAAGCTTGTCACCTATGATATCATCTTTACTGTGAGGATGAATAATCAGCCAGTAAGGAACCAGCCCGTTGTGCTTGGAGTGGGAGAAGGAGAACAGACAGTCAATACGGATGGGAGCGGAAACGCGGTATTTAACCGTGTACCAGGCAGTTACCCGTGGAGTGTAAATAAAGAGGGGTACGAACCGAGAACTGGAACGGCAGTTTTGATAAACCAGCCTTTAGCCATAACGGTAGACCTTGTTAAGCAGACCGGAAAACTGACGGTAAAAGTTCTTGACGTAGAGACAGAACAGCCTATACAGAATGCAGTGGTGACGATAAACGGGGAGACGAGATATTCCAACAACAACGGTATTGCTGCAAGTTGGACGTTAGAACTTGGTGTATGGGAATGGAGTGCCTCACAGCAAGACTATAACCCAGCAAAGGGTAATGTCAACATAAAGCCAGGAGAAAACGAGTACACCATAAAAATGAGCGAGAAGTCCGCGGTTCCGTTCAACGTGACATTCAACGCTTCGATAGGGGCTGTCCAGGCTTCGGGAGCCAAAATAAACATTGTGGGACAGACAGAAGAACTCGTAACAAATGAGCTTGGTTTGGTATCTACACAATTGTTTTCGGGCACATACGACTATGTGGCAACTTATCCCTATTGCTATGACGTGGTGAACTCGTTTACCGTGTACAATTCAGACACCCGTGTTCCTATCAACTTTACCGTAAAGAGGGTGAATGTGAGAATACAGGTTGTTAATGGTAGCAATATAGGTATAAGCGGTGCACAGGTGACGTTTAACGGAATGACACAGTATTCCGATGGGCAGGGATATACGACCTTCAATGTGGAGGCAGGAAGTTCTGGTACGGCTACGGCAAGCAAGTTGCCTCAATACAACGAGAACAGTACCTATGTGACTGTAGGAGAATACGATACAAGTGCGACGATAGTTCTTGGCGTAAATACCTATAAAGTTATTTTTGACGTGGTGGACGAGAAAGGGATATCCATAAGAGGGGTACGTATTGTATGCGGAGGTACGGCAAAGAACACGGATGGAGCCGGGCGTGCGGTATTCGGAACATACGTACCGCCTCAGACATTAAGCTGGCAGGCGTCAAAAGCCGGATATCAGAGCCAGAACGGTTCTGTGAGCATAAGTAATAGCGACGAATATGTTAATGTCGTAATGACGCGCAACAAATGCCAGGTTACATATAACGTGCGTACAAAAAGCGGTTCTCCTATTTCTGGCGTAACTGTGGAAGACAACATAAGTTCGGGCGTGACAAGTTCGAGCGGCACCGTATCATGGATGGTACCATGTAACGATACCTATGCGTGGATAGCGACAAGTCAGAATTACTTTACAGAGAGCGGAAGTTACACGGTAGGGCCGGAAGAGTTCAGCAAGACGATTGACATAATAATGGAAGACGGTGCGGTACTGGAAGTAAGTGTGTCAAATGGCACGAACATAGTGTTGCCCGTACTTAATACCTCCTCTACCGGGCTGAATAATCTTCGTGTTAAATGGGGAGATGGTGAGCAGACAGTAGGAACAAGTTCGCATACCTACAGTTCCGGAGGAACAAAGATAATATTGTTCGACTTTAACGGGATGTCGGCCAATTTATCATGGAGTGCAAACGGATTTTCAAGTTTCCAGAATTGTTTGACAAGAGTAATCAAGTGGTTTACCGAAAATGTGAGAACGTCGTGGGGAAAGGGAGCCTTCCAGGATTGCAGCAGTCTTGAATCGGTTGTAAGCTGGACTACAAGTCTTATGAGCGGTTCGGCAGATTCATTCTTTTACGGATGCAGCAGCTTGAGAAGCGTTCCGGCAGGATTGTTTGATTTTATAACAAGTGGTACGTTTGTGAGCACATATAGAAACAGTGGATTGAGCGGTTCGGTGAACTTGTCAAGCGTGCTTGGAGGAAACTCGATAAGTGATTACTCCTATTGTTTCTATGGATGCAGTAATATTTCCTCTGTAAGTGGACAATTAAGGACGTCAAGTAACAAGACATCTTTGAATTATATGTTTACTGGATGTACAGGAATGTCAAGCATAAGTAACGATATTGGAGCGACGAATATAAACACATGTATCTACATGTTTTCTCGTTGTTCCAATTTACAGTCACCGTGCAGAATATCATTTAAATATCTTTCGGGGGAAACGATAAATGCATACGGTTTCTGCAATCTTTCGGGTGTATCGTCATTGCCGAGCAATCTGTTTTCCGGAACCGTGGATGAGTTGTCGCTGGCACAGGCATTCTATCAATGTACCAATTTGACAAGTGTAAGTTCTGGAGCGTTCAATTATTCGACAAATGGAGGAACGAGATGCGACGAGATGTTCTACGGTTGTACAAGTCTGTTGAATATAAGCGGTGTTACAATTCCAGATATCAGAAGTGCGTCAAGCATGTTTGAAAATAGTGGTCTGACTACCATAACATCGTCTTTGTTTTCTGATTCTCCACAATGTAGCACTTATGCGCATTGTTTTGCCGGGTGCAGGAATTTGAGAACAGTAGGCTCGCAGGGTAGTCCTATCACACCGCCCGAACATTCGGTGACTGTGAACATTAACAGTATGTTCGAGAACTGTTCTAATTTGCTGACGGCTGAATATGCTTTTGGAGATGTAACCGAGAATAAACTCGGACCTACGGGAACTGATAATAGTTATATAGAATCGGGGGTACTGAAACATATAGATAGTTGCACAAGTACATTTAGCGGTTGCTCAAATATGACGTCTCAACCGAGATGGGATTGTATAGTAGCCGGAGTAAAATTGCCGTCAGCTTATATGCCTCTGTTTTATTATTTTAAGAGAATATTCCAACCATATCAATTCGGTTTCCCGGATGTTGACAGTATATCCAAAAGCGGATGTTTCAGAGGATGTACAAAGATGAATGGTTACGACCAATATATTAGTGCTTATCCAGAATGGTTCTAATTTTGTAAATATAAATTTATAGATATTATGTCTCAGATAAATGTTAATAGAAACACTTTTTTAGAAAAGGAAGAAGTGATGAATATGCAGTCTTTCCTACAGAATTCCCTGCTTGGAAAGATTCTAATTGCCGGAAGTTACACATTCGGTATAGTGACAAATAACCCTACAAAATTCAAGTCCGATTTTGAAACCGTGGACACCTTTATAGACAACAAAGCGTTTGAAGTACAGCAGGGAACACAAGGAGGAACGGTAAGGATATTGCCGGGTATGGCGGTAAACTCATTGGGACAGGTAATAAACATTGTCAATATATACGATAACTTTGCCATCCCGGCAGACAGCGTGTATTACTGGCTGAAAATCGGATATTCGACAAAAAACTATGAAAACGGATATGTGAGCATCAACCAGAAAGGTGTAGTGACCGGAACCGTGGATTTTTCCGGTAAGGTTAGAGGACAGGCAGGGAAAACCCCGGTAGCGATAAAGTTTTTGAAGGACGACGGTTCACAGCCCCTAAATAATGGTGTATATGAGATAGTCAATATAATAGATAACAAGAATATTGTATTAACGTCCGAATCCGATTTTGTTGCGGAAACAAATTTGCAGGTTGTGATACTGGGAACAGTGCCGCTTGGAAAGGTGTTTACGGATGCACAAATGGAAGGGCTTTATACCTATGATTGGTTTACGTTGGGATTGGTGCAGGAAGTGACTTTGGAACAACCCCCTACCAAGTCGGTAAACGAGTTTTACATAGCAAGGGTGAGAAATAACGGTGGTACGGTCACGATTGACAATACGGCAAAAACGGAATATTGGTCTTTAGCAGGCATGCCGAAACCGAAAGAATAAGAAAGGAGGGTAAAATGAGACTATTATATACAGTAAGTTCTGGATATATGGCAGAACAGCAGAATGTTTCTTATTCGTTGGGTGGCTTTGCATCTTCCACGACAATACCTAACGACATGTTCGGTAATCTGTTTGATGAATTGAGTGTAAACACGATAAGAAATGCGAGAAACGAATACCGGGCTATAGTGCTGCACAATGACAGCCAGGAGGTGGCAAAAGGGGTGAAGATATGGTTCGAGAATCCGGAAACAAATGTGTGTTCGTTTAAGGTAGGTGCCGTGGGAATGATGGAAGGTGCAGACGGAAGCCGATATATGGGCAGTGCACCTAATATATATAGCAGACCCTATACAGTCCAGTTTTATGAGGCTACAGAGGAAAACCCGGTGTCTATCGGGGATATGCAGCCAGACCAGATGATAGGTATATGGGTGGAAAGGAGTATAGATAAAGAAAAGGCTTTGGAAGAGTATAACAACGTGGCTGAGAGGGATTTGACTACAGAAACGAGATATAAGCCTATTCAGAAGGAAACACAAGAAATGTTAAATATGCAATTTTATTGGGAATAAGCTATTGCGTATGTCATAAACAAATATTGTCTTTGTGGTGTGATTGATAAGGGAGTGTTAAACCTCCCTTTCTTAATCGGGTCAGACATAAACAAATATTATCTCAAATATGAACAATATCGTAGAACTTAACGGATTGCAGGGTGTAAAGAGTGAAAAGGTTTACGCCTATTTTTCAACCGAACCGAAAGAGGTGCAGAATGCCCTGGAGCTTGGAATAGCATGTACCGGGGCTGATGATAACGGGGCGTACAATATTTACTTTGATGATGAAGAAAACATATGCTGTGAATACATGCAGCGTTGTGTCACAAAGGAGTTTAAAAAGGTGGAAACAATAGAAGAAGCTGTGTTGTGGATGGAAGGTTATTTTTAATATAAAAGAGGTTATGACAGAAAAGATTATTAAAAAGGAGGACGTGGAATACAAGCTGACATGCACTTTGTCTATGGAATGGAACCGTCCAGCAAAGTATAGGTTCAAGTTACAGCAAAGAGAGCGAGGAAAAAGAAAATGGAGGGATTTATTTGGAGAGAGATATTTAGTATATACAGAGAAAGATGTTGTTTTGGAACGTATAAGTAAAGATGATGTTCTGGAGCTTGCTTTTGAAGAGTACAAAAAGTATAGTCCATCTAATAACGATATGTTTTGATGAAAACACTAATTTTTGATGTGATGTTGAATGAGCAATACATTCACACGTTCAAGTACAAGTACAATCCTTTGTTTCCTATTGAGGAGGAAGAGTTAAGGAAGTTTGTGGAAGAGAGATTGCCGACATTGAAAGGGAAGAAATTCAAGATTTTGTTTTGATTATGAATCTGATTGCTATTATAAAGAAATGGTTCTGTCGGCATGAATGGGAGCTGATGTATGAGAGAAAGGTTACGGCATGGGATGAGTTAGGATGTAATAAATATATCGCCAGATATTACGTCTGCAAGAAATGTGGCAGATACAAGAAAACCAAAAGTTATTGATATGAAACCAATAAGAGACATAAAAGATATTGAAAACTTAAAGACAGACGAAAAACTGATTGAGTTCTGTTTGAATGGTAGGGTAAATTATTACAGATTCCTATGTTTCCACCCAAGAAACACGAATTACGTAATTCTACTTAATCATTGCGAAGAACCAGAAAGGTTTTATGTTAAGAGTATTATAGACCGATTTTATACGGACTATACAACACGCGATATAATCATTTATAGAAGGGATTTTGCTTTGAAAAAACTCGAAAAGTACGAACAGGCATTATCTGAATTTGATAAAGGAGTAAAAGAATGAAACAGACAGCAGAAAAGGCGTCAATAGAATATGCTGAATCGGTTATTCGTTCATTTGGAACATGTGGGGTACCGGTTGGAATTTCTGACATCAAGGAAATGATTGCTAATGGTTTTAATAGTGGCACCGAATGGCAGAAGAAGAAAGCTATCGAAGCCTTGTCCTCTGTACTGGAGGACTGGGTACATGGCGGTGATGCAGATTGTATAATTGTTGAACTTGAAGAAAAATTGAAATAAAATGGATGAAAGGAAAGTTCTTTTGTTTAAGAAGGTGTGTTATGATGTCGGAACACGTTTTTCTTTTATTGTAAACGGTAAGATTATCGAAACGGTTATAAGTGATGTAATGATTGATTATCATAAAAATATCAATTATGAAAAGCAATCTGTAAGGTATCATTTCTGCACTATGGACAAACATTCATTTAATGAGTTTTCTGAAAGAGAGTTAGAAGATATGATACGTAGGGGAATTGTTTTATGTATTGAGTAGTAGAAAGGAGATTGAGAATATGAAAGGAAATATATTTGACAAAATAAGAAAAGCATCTATTAAATACATAGAGTATATGGTTGCTTGTGACGATGTAGCCAAAGAAGCACAAAAGCATATAGATTGGGACGACAATGTTTCATGTGAATATTATCCTGCTGATGGAATATGTATAATGATAGAAGAGCATGTTTGTTTTGCCGAAACATTTTTTGATTTGGTAGAAGAATCGGAAAACGGTATGGTTGACAAGAAAACTTTTATGAGAAACTGTATTTGATATGGGAAAACAAACCGACAATATTTGTTGTGAAAAATGCAAGCACTATTTCCGTGTGGTAGATAGAGAGAACCGTTCTCGCGGATATGTATGTGCTTTATGGCTGGACGGGATAGCTGGCAGTGCAGATTGGTTTTATCCGAATGAGAAATGTTTTGAGAAAAATAGAGATGGAAAGATATAGAATCATACGAGGAGAAGGGTACGACGGTTGTATTCCCACAATAATATATTGGGTACAAGTCAGAAAAGACAAACGTCTTTCATATGAATGGGTAAACGTAAAGGGCTTTGATACCTATAAGAGAGCGAAAGAATTGTTGAATATTTTAAATAGTTATTGATATGGAAATAGTTCCGGATTTAACAAAGGGTGGTCTATCTAAAAACCAGGTAGAATATGTTCAAAAGAAACAGCATGAATATAAATTGACGGATAAGAAGAAAAAGATTCCGGGTCATATTCTATTTTCATTTAATCTGAAAACGAAAGAGATAAAGAGAGTTTCTATTACCAACGAAGTTTCAATTGTATTAAACGGGAAACCTATAATGAAAAATAAAGTATTTATTGAACCGGATTGCTATTATGAACAAGCTTTGAATGAAAAGAATTTTAGAAAAAGATTAAAGAGGATTGGGCTAATATGAAAACAATTAAGATTTCAAATTTACAAGAAGGAGATGTGTTTATGTACAAAGGCGTAATGTATGAGATTGTACATAAGGACAAATGGGAAACCTATTGTAAATGTGTCAATGATAAAAGCCATTTAGGATGGTTTTCAAGCAAATATCTTTATTGTAAATTTAGTAATTATACAAAAGTGGAGGTTTAAGCATTATGAGTAAATATAGATATAGAGAAGTGAAGAATTATATCCACAACGAACTAAAGTTGACTAAAGAGGATATAAAGGAAATTATGGTTCCAATTGTGAAAGAGGAGGTTAAACGTATCTTTCAAAACACATATGGAAACGACGTTGATATAGAGAGGTGGGTTCGTTGTATGGTTTCCAACGAGATACAAAGACATGGTGATTACTCTATGATAAGGAATTTGTGCAGGGAGATAATTAAGGAAGAAATTGCCGATAGGTTGTCAATTGATATAAGTCTTAAAAAGAAAGAGGGGTAAAATATGCAGGACGAAATTTCTTGGAATGAAAATACTTGTTATAATATTTATAATCCGTATGGTGATACTTCTCCTTTAGAACCATGTGATGCACCTAAAATGAGAAAATATCGTCCAAAAGATGATAGATGTACAAACAAGCAGATTGCGAAACGCAGGAAGAGAAACAAGAACCGTAAAACACATAGGAAATGAGTAGGTTTGAGAAAGAAGTTCTTCCTTTTATAGAAGAGAAAATTATGCGAAAACTCCGTACATACAACGTGTACAGTATAAAGGAGTATGAAGATATACGAAAGGCAGTAAGGTATTCAATAAGGTTTTGCAAGAAAAATAAAATTGTTCGATATGAAGATAAAAATTTAAACAAAGAAAGGAACAAGAAATGAAAGAGTACAAGGTTTTATTTTGTGATATGGATGGAACGTTGATTGAGACAGTAAGTGGAGAGACGTTCCCGAAGGGTATATGGGACATGAAATTTAAGTTTGATGTTCTGGATGCAATTAAGAATTTGAATCCCAAAGTAATCTTTATCGTGACAAATCAAGGAGGGATAGAAAAAGGGTTGGTTTTAGAATCACTCATTTATGTAAAATGCAAGTACGTGAATGACAGTATAATGGATTATTGCGGTATTGATACGTGTTTTAAATATTGTGGAAGCAATGATAGAAGCAACCCAATGAGAAAGCCTAATACTGGAATGCTTGAAGGGCTTTTTAATAAATATAAATCATGGGGTTATGCTTGTAATAAAAATGATTGCTTGATGATTGGTGATGCAAGCGGACTTGAAGGGCAATTTTCGGATAGTGACAAGAAAACTGCCGAGAATTTCGGTATAGACTATATGGATGTCAGCGAGTTCGTAAATGTTTACGGGAAAGGGGTATAATTATGGAAGTAAAGAACGGAATAATAATAGACGGGGTGCTGCATGAAGTTGTAAATTATTCAAATGATTATGATTGCATTATATGTTCTCTTCATAAGGAATGCGATGAATTTGAAAGAAAATACAAAATACATTTGTGTAATATAATGAAGTGTTTTCGTTTCGCTAATCGTGGCAAAGTAACGGATATTAAGATAGATAAGGAGGAATAACAATGGAAAGCGATAAACTTATATTAGATGCTTGTTGTGGCAGTAGAATGTTTTGGTTTGACAAGCATAACCCTTTGGTTTTATTTGTAGACAAGCGTTCAGAAACACTTACAGCTAAGGACAAAGATAGAATCAGAACTATAGATGTAAAACCGGATGTAATAGCCGATTTTACTAATTTGCCGTTTGAGGATAATTCTTTTTATATGGTGGTGTTTGACCCACCGCATCTAAAAACACTTGGTGAAACCTCATGGATGGCTAAGAAATACGGTAAACTGCCAAAAGATTGGAAATCACTTATACACGACGGATTTGCCGAGTGTATGCGCGTCTTGAAACCTAATGGAACGCTCATTTTCAAATGGAACGAAAGTGAGATAAAAGCTTCAGAAGTTTTGTCCGTTATCCCTTTTAAACCTCTATTTGGACATACCACTGGAAGGCAGAGCAAAACAATATGGATGTGTTTTATGAAGAGAGAAGACGATGAATAATACAGAAGAAAAGCATTGCAGTATATGCGTGCATTATGAGATATGTGCCAATTTTCAGATGTATTGTCACGCATTGAAAAGACGCATAACGGCAAGAAAGCAGGCGAAGAACTGTAAGTATTTTGAATATAGATGGAGGAATAAATAATGCACCAGTGTGACTATTGTTGTTGGTATAACGAAAGATACGGGAATTGCGATTGTCCGTATGCAATGAAAAAGTCGGCTTGTGATAAAGCTAAAAAGGAGAAAGAAAGGAGTGAGAAATGAAATTAAAACATCCATTAGATTGGTATAACGAAAACACACCATCGGAAGATGAAGAATACGAAAAGGGATGTCTATCTATCGCCTTGATAGTAGTAATCATTTTCATTGCATTAACGGTTGTAATTTTATCTTACGAATTATGGAATTAAAACAAGTATTATCAATAGAACAAATGAAGCACTTGCAGGAGCTTGGATTAGATACGAGCGATGCAAGTATATATTGGGCAAGAGTGTCGCATGGAAGCCGTATTGACGACAAATCAAAAGGTGTATGGTTTTTGAGTTTACATAAGGAATTTCAGACTTGTGGATTTATGTCATATGAAATTCTTCCTACTTATACTTTGCAGGATATTCTGGATAAGTTGCCAGAATCAGTACAAGTATATGATTTGTACATATTTAAGAAAGTGGGGTTGTGGTGGCTCAAATATGTAGACGTAACGAATAATGGAACCGTTCGTTTAGAAAAAATGCCGAAGTTGATAGATGCAGCCTATTATATGCTGTGTTGGTGCATTCAAAAGGGGTTTGTTAAAATTAATAAGGAGGTTAAAGATGGAAGAAAAGAAAATTGATTGGGAACAGAGGCGTTATGAACTGGCAAAGGCTGCAATGCAAGCTTTGATTTCAAACAGTTTCTTTATGAAAAATTTGGGTATGTATTTGGATGAACATCCAGATAAAAAGATGGATGCAATAGAAGTAGTAGCTATTGAATCAATTAATTATACTGATGTATTGATAAAGAAACTGAAAGGAGAATAATTATGGAAGCACATGTAATGAAACTCGAAAACAACTGTGTAATTGTTGACGAGGAATATTTTAATGAGATAAAGAAGCAGTCAGAATTTAACCAAGAAAGGATAAACGAGATTGCCGAGGAAAAGTTTTTGAAATACATCAAAGAAAGCGGTATCAAGCTCTCCTATGAAGTAAACGGAATACCCTATATATTCCATTATGATTTGTTGAATGAATTGAATTATGAAGAGAGGGGTTATCCGGAATCCGTGTCAGAAAGGGTGAAGCATACTATCGCAGACGATATAACCGAGGCTTTGAATGATAAGCTTAAGGGATTGAAAGACGAGGCTTTGAATTATGCCTTAAGTGAGTTTGACAAACGGAAGTACGGTTTAGAGGCTACTGTAAAAATATGGAAATATTTTGCATTAATCTTTATCATTACGACTATTGTTCTAACAATTAGATTATTTATACAGCTATGACCGAAGAACTTGTAACATTAGAGACAGCGAAGCTACTAAAGGCGGCAGGATTTAAAGAAGATGTTAGTAGCTTTTATGAATTGGTGTATAAAGGAGGTAGTGGTCCTGAGTATGAGATAGATGAAAGCTACGATGCCCAGAATTATAATACAGACGTTTACTCTATCTCTGCTCCAACTCAATCCATTGCCCAAAAGTGGCTGCGTGAAACCAAGAACCTACATATTGAAATATACCGAAGTGCCGTAGGGTATGGCTATGCTATAGTGAAAGCCGATAACGGAACGTGGCAGGAAGATGATGATTCCAGGGGGACTAATGATGGCGGTCTGTGGGACACCTACGAGGAAGCATTAGAAGCTGGAATTATAAAAGCATTGTCTTTATTGTGAAATGATGTTAAACAACCCATATTTTACACATAAGCACTTGCGTATCTCATAACATAACCTTATCTTTGTACTGTGATAAGAAATCAAGGTCAAACAAGTAAAAGATAAAAGTCATGAACTCAGTATTTAAAGCCAAGAAACAAATGTTAGAAAACATTCTTTCAAAAGTTGCAAGTGTTAATGTAGAAATAACTTTTGCACGTACTAACATGATAACGATTGCTTGGGACGAAGAAAACAAAAGCGCGTTTGAAAGATTACAAAATTACTTCAAAGGAAAACTGTTTGATTATGAGTACGATGAAGAATGTGATATGTCTGTTTGTTGTTTGAATCTTTAATAAGATAAGGTTATGAAAGAAAGATTTTTAGAAAAATTCATTATGATGGAATTTGTGAAAGGAAATTTGGATTCACAAGAACAAGTCAATAACATGGTTTCTTTGATACAGAGAAAGTTGGGTGTATCAGTAGAGAACGCAGGAAATTTTTTAAGAAAATCGATTGGTTTGATTTAACAATAACAATTTGTTTTTCTCATATTAAGGGGTTACGTTTGTAGCCCCAATTTTTAAATTAAAAAAGATGGCGCAAAAACTGTCTGCCGGATTTATGGCAGAATTATTCAAGCTTGTATACATGGATTTGAATATCACTCGAATGGTGGTAAATAATCTGACCTATCAGTTGATACCCAAAGAGTGGCCCGGTTTCAAATTTTTATTAAAAGAGGCAACAGAAGTATTAAAGGAAAAAGATAAGGTTCCTTCTTTGGGTGTGGTGTCTCAAAAATACGCTGACAGTGATTTTGTGATTGAGGCGATAGATGCCGTGCAGTCAGCCGCTAAAGTAGACAAGGAAATTATTATAGACCAGTTGGAAGCGTACATTAAAGACGTTGAATTCCAGCTACTTTCCAAAAAAGTACATGATTTGTACGAAGAGGGGAAGAAAGAAGACGCTATACGGGTAAACGCGGAAGAGAGCCAAAGAATTCTATCCCTATCATTAAGGCATGAGGCAGGCGGTTTCCAAAAAGTGTTCTCCGATTTTGACAAGCGAATGAAGAGGAGACGGGAAGAAGAAGAGGGGGAAATCCCGTCACGTGTAATGTTCGGACTTGATAAGATAGACCAGATTTCGGAAGGTGGTGCTACAATGGAAGATACCGTGTTATGGATAATGCGTTCGGGTGTCGGCAAGTCTACTGTATTGAGGTATCACGGTATGCAGGCAGCTTTTGACGGGCACCCAGTCTTACATATACAGTTGGAAGGTGGTGCGCGTGCGTGTCTGGAAAGATACGACCAGTTTTGGACTGGACAAAAATACGGGAATATCAGAAAAGGTGTCATAGATGATAAACTGGCTGAAAAAATAGAAAAGGCCTTTGAAAATATGAAATCTTATTCCAAGGACATAGATGTTTATTCATTTGAAAAATTCGGGCAGGCTACTATGGTGGATATTCGTAATGTGATAGTCTCCTATTATAAGAAAAACGGTTATTATCCGCATGTATTGATATTGGATTCATTAGACCTTGTGGCAACCGGAACAAACCGTGTTGTAGACAATAACCCTACATTCAAAAAAGAAAAATTACAGACATGTGCACAACTTTTAAAAAACTTATGTGTAGAGTTTAAAATGGTGGGATTTACGGCAGCACAAGCTGGGAATGTGCCGTTGGAAATATGGGACAATTCGGACAAGGTAATAGATAGAAGTTATACGGAAGGGGATAGGACATTGGTAAAGCCGTTTTCTTTTGTGTTTACTGGGAACCGGACAAGAGAGGAGAAGAAACAGAACATAATGCGTATTTATATGGATAAAGTACGTGATTATGATACGGTAAAAGATACCTTCCCTATTGTGACGGATTACGGCAGGGGACGTTTTTGTGACAAGGCGCTGACAGCCGAATATTACGGAGGTGATAAGGGTTTCACTTCTTCTACATCTGGAAAGAAGACAAGAAAGAAAAAGGATGAAGACGGTGAAAAGCAAAATGATGTTAAAACAGAGACAATTTAGACATAAGCACTTGCGTATGTCATAACATAATCTTATCTTTGTAATGTCTTCTTAAGGGAGGCGAGAAAAGAAGTCAAACAAATAAAAGATAAGAGTATGGAATGTTTTAGAGAAGTTATCGTTGAAAATGCAGAAATTTCCTGGGTTAGTTCAGAAATTTATGGTAGCAAGGAAAAGGTGCTGAAAGCAGTTGAAAACAGAGCAGAAACATTTGCCAAGTATTGCGGTTTTGAAGTCGAGAATCTTAAATACAGTTCAAGAAAATATTGCTCCATGAAAGAGAGTAACCTGGAAAGAGGTTTTGATGTGTTTTGCAAAAAGAAGGTGAAAGACTGTAAAGAAAGAATATCTTTTTTGGGATATATTATTTATGAATTAGTTTAAAGGGAGATGTTTAGGGTTGATAAAAACGAGGTAATATCCGAACTGAACCTATCTTTGTTTGGAGCAAAAGGTTTCATGCAGGATAGGAACAAGGAATGTCCTTTTTGCAATAAAAAAGGGAAATGGGGGATAAAGTTCAATGATGCCGGGAATAACGGTGCATTCCATTGTTTCAAATGCGGCATGAAAACCACCTTAAAAAAGTTCTTGGAAAAGATAGGAAGGAAAGACCTCATAAAGCAGGATTACGAGAACACGATAAAGATGCAGAAATTGACCCCTCTAATAAACGACGAAGAAGAGGAAACAACAGAGGAAATCAAGGAATGCACCCTTCCTAAAAAACTGGAATATATAGACAAGGATGAATATTTGGATAAGAGGGGATTTGTGAAAAGATATTATGAAGAATTCCGTCCGGCAGAAACAAAATTCTTTCTTGAAAGAAAGCTGCACGATAAGTTCATATTCCAGTTTACCATGAACGGCAAATTAGCCGCATGGCTGGCACGTTCAAAGAAAAGTAAGGAATGGCATGAAGAGAACCTTAAAAGGTTTAAGGAGGGCACGGAAAAGCTTGTATTGAGGTATGAAAATTCGCGTGACGGATTCTCCCATGTGATAGGGGGATATGACAATATAACGGACGAGACGGACACGGTTATAATAGTAGAAGGGATGTTTGACTATATATCGGTTGACACGAAATTGCATCTCTACGAATCACCCGATATAAAGTGCGTGTTTACGTTCGGTAACAATATGGGGTTAAGCCAGATAAAGCTATTGAGGGACAAGCCGGGAATAAGGAATGTGATTTTGATGTATGACCCGGATAAACCGGAAATGATTAAGACGGTATCAATGACCCTACAAAGGTACTTCAATGTGCAGATTGCCGAACTGGAAGACAAAAAGAAAGACCCCGGAGATGCGACACAAGAAGAACTTCTATGGGCGCTTGATAATATGACGGAACCGATTAATTATTACACAAAGCATTTATAGTCTTGATTTTTTGCCATTTACCCTAATTTTTGTTAGATTTGAAGTCAAAAATAAGGACATGGAAAAATCACGGAAAATCAGTCTGGAGCAGTTTGTAATTAACTTGCAATTGGAGTATTTGAGTTGTAAATTACGCTCGATAGTTTACAATCGTATAGAGAGTGTCGAGCTTGTGAAGATATATAAGGACATAGCGGAGAAGAAGAAGGCAAAGATTCTGAATTTGAAACAAAGGTTCCGTCTTGGAACAATGTTCGACAGTGACAAGGCGTTTTCTGATTTTTATTTGAAGGAATTTTTGCAGGAATACGGGTTGCCGAACTTGCAATATTCGGAGAAAACGAAAAAGTCGGTTATGTTCTGGGACAGGTTCCACCTATTGAAACCAGGCACTATAGTGATATACAAGGGAAAGGAATATAAGGTGAAAATAAACCATCCAAATGACGATAATGTGGTAATATGGGTTAATGACATACCGGAACAGATTCCTTATACCTACTTCAAAATGAGATGGTTAGAAAAAATAGATATGAAAGACTTAAAATAATGGAGATAACATTTGTTTATCTCAAAATTAAATTACTATATTTGCAGTATAATTAAAAACAAAAGATATGGATTATTTCGAGTATGAAGAAAAGGCAGCTACCACAGCTTGCTATAACGAAAAAGTGGCTTTGTCCTATGTAACACTTGGTTTGTGTTCAGAGATGGGAGAAACCTATGAGAAAATCAATAACGAGGCAGAAACGGAAGAAATCTCTAAAGAAATTGGAGATATGTTTTGGTATCTCGCTATGATTCGCAAAGAGTGCAATCTCGATATTGAAGGCTGGGATTGGAAAGAATCGCTGGCAAATGCGGAAGGTGCAGGTGTGTTTGATTTGCCCGTGGAAGTTGGAAAGATTGCAGACCAGGTTAAAAAGTGGTTGCGTGACGATTGGAAAGAATCCGAGCAGAATGTATTTCCGGAAGCAAGAAAGAAAGCTGTTTTGGAAGCCTGGAAAAACGCTTGGAAGGTTATAAACAGTATGATTAACCGCGTCGGTCTTGATACGGAAAAGATTGCCGAACAGAATATCGAAAAACTGTTTTCACGCAAACAGCGTGACAAAATTCATGGAGCAGGAGACAACAGATGAGAAATTATGATAAAATATTAATGACCGGGGCGCAGGGTACAGGGAAGACAACCCTATTGAAAGCCTTGCAAAACGAACCGGAATTTGATAACTGGAAGTTTTATACGAATGTTGTCAGAACGATGGTTGAAGAAGAAGGGATAACCATTAATGAAGAAGGCACGTCCGAATCACAAAAGAAAATATTCGATAAATACACTCAAATAATGGAAGATGCCATGAAACAGCCTTCCATTAGCGACAGATGTATTATTGATGTGAATGCCTACACTTCATGGCTTTTTGATAATTGCAGTCCAAAAGACCCGGAATATAATAACCTGGCAGAAGAAGACTTTAAGGAGAAACGACAGATTGTAAAGCGAAAATATGAATTCCCTTTGCTTGTCTATCTTCCTATCACATTCAGATTGCAGGGTGACAGTGTACGTTCGGAAGACGAGGAGTACCAGAAGGAAATAGACCGTAAAATAAAGCAGATTGTCGATAATTACGGAATACCCTACATTTCTGTTTCCGGTTCAACGGAAGAACGCGTACAGCAGATTAAGGATGCCGTATTTGGGAAAAAGGAAAAGTGATGGAAGTTTCTCTGTTGACTTTGAGAAATGTGGGCCGGAAGCTTGGAATGCAGAATGTTTCCGGATTCAGAAAAGAAGACCTTTTGCAGCAAGTTGTCGAAAGGCTGGAAGCAAAAGGAAAGACGCTTGAAGAATATGCAAAGGAAACTTCGATAAATACCCAAAAGGGATGTGTCAAGAAAAAGTTCAACCTTTCACCTAAAGGAGAAAACCCGTACAAGAAAGGGAGTATATCATATAAGGTGTGGCAAGAACTCGCAAAGAATGACGGACGTTCATTCAGCCGGATTGCAAAGGAAATAGGAACCCATTATAACGTGGTTTCCGTTTGTTGCAGGAATCATTTTGACAAATCATAAACTTGCCGTTTTTATTTAGATTTGATTTTTCACGGGGAGTGTAAGTAAAATACACTTCACTCCCCTTTACACCCTAAAATCATGGAAGAGTTGTATAAAGATTTAATCAAATATTTGGAGGATAACTTTTTGTCTTTCAATGCTTTAGATAATTATATCGTAGAAATTGATGGGCAGACATTCGAGTTGTTCGAGCCTTTCCAATGGGACAAAGAGGATAACGGAATTTTCTTTGACGATTCGTTCCAGTGGGTAGGAGACAGGACAGAATGTGACAATTATGTTTTCCGGTTCGGTGATGTATGGTATTATCTGAAAAAGGGAGACGAAAACAAGGTAAAACTTAACCGATTGCAGTATATTGGAAAAGCGAATTTGTTTGACGAAAGTTTGAGGCTTGACACCTATATAGGGGTGCACGGCAATTTTGAGCTGATGAACGGGATGCACTTCTATTCCGACTGGGTAGAAAAGGCGAAATTCATGGGGATAAGGGCGCTGGGTATATGCGAAAAGAATACGCTTGCATCAGCGTTCAAGTTTCAGAATGCGTGCCTAAAAAGCGACATAAGACCTATATTCGGTATGGAAGTTACTGTATATAACGAACAGAAGGACGTGCGATATACAGTAAAGCTGATAGTCAAGAATAAGGAAGGGTGGAGCAACCTATTGAAAATAAACAAGATTCTGAATGTCGACGAAAAAGGCTTTATTACGGAAAAGGAATTGCAGGAAATGAAAGACGGATGTTTTCTGCTACTTGACCCGAAAACATGTACGTTTGAAAACCTCCCCATATTGTCAAGAAAATGGAATGATACCTATTACCAGCTTGATACCGTGGAATACAAGAAGAATGACCGGGATAAAAAATATCTTGACAATCTGAAAAAGTTCGTGGGTGTGTATAAGCCCGTGGCGGTATGTGACGCTTGGTACCTGGAAAGACGGTATGCCCCTATAAGGGAAAAGCTTAACAGACTGGCAAAGGTAGTGAATTATGAGAGTGACAACCAGTACATGAAGAACTATCAAGAGTATTACGAAGAACTGTCAAAACTGATAGTGGACGAAGACAAGTTTTTCGGACTGTTTGAAGAAGCTTTGGTAAATCTTAATTACATATCGGTAAATTGTAACTATTTGCTGGAAACACAAGTACGGCATGCACCCCAATATGTAATGACGGAAGAGGAGAAAAAGAAATATTCGTCCAATACAGAAATGTTTGAATCGCTTGTCTTTGACGGATTGGCAGAACATCCGGAAATACTGGAAAGATACAGTGAAGAAGAACTGACGGAAAGACTGAACACGGAAATATCCATCATAGAGGAAGGTGATGTAGTGGACTACTTTCTGATGCTGAGGGACATTATCAGATGGGGAAGGGATAATAACATTTTGGTCGGACTGGGGAGAGGCTCCTCCGCTGGCTCTTTGGTGTCCTATCTTCTTGGTATTGTTAATGTAAACCCGTTGGAATACGAACTCCTATTCAGTCGATTTTTGACAAAGGGTCGTTTAATTCGGCATGAAGAGGAAGAAGTGGTAATGATAAACGGAGAAAAAGAAATATCCGGAAATGCTTTTATAAAGATTATCAGAAATGACGAGGAAATGATAATCAGAGCGAAAGAACTAAAAGAAGGTGACGAACTGATAAATGAATAATAACATGAAAGTAAAAAACATTGAAGTAAAGCGTCGGGCGAAGACCGTATTAGGGTCGATGCCCGATATCTGACCCCTTCGGGGGTAACGAGTTGACACAGATTTTCCCGGCAGAAGACGGGACGAGATAAAAGCTTACATGGAAGA